TTAAAGAGTGAAAATTATTGATAAACAACGGATTAACTTATTCAGCAGACCCTAATTAGTGCCGGCACTCAATTATGAATGTGTTCGATATTTGATGAATTTTAATAGTAGACATATACCAATAACTATAATTATTCCGAATCCCCATCCGCCAAGCTCCATTTTAATAGTTTGCCATCGTGATAAACTTTTCTCAACCGGATAAGGCACTTGTACACTATCCACTTTGTGTATATAGAATGTATCAACAAGATTCTTATACTTGTATACATACCGATCTTTGTAAATAAGTACTGTATCACCCTTACGATCAACATAAATGCTGTCTCTCTGATAGATGCTGTCATGTAGTATCTTGCTAATGTAGATACTATCATGCTTTACTGTTTCAATCGGAATATGCCGGATACTCCGACAGGATGAAAACCATATTGCTGATGTCAGCAATATGATCAGGAAGTATACTAGGCGTCTCATAGCTTCAATACTTGATTTCTATTCATACCATCTGCCCGGAATGATACATGTACCCAGGCAAAGTTGGATTCATCGATAAGCTGATCAAACGGCAAGTTTTTCTGAATGTAGTCAAACAATAACTTATTCTGTTGCCGATCACCTGTATCAATGTCGGCAGCTTGTCCGGTCATGTGTTGAGACGTATTAGAACCCTTCACTGCTTTATTCAATGCCGGGCAGCGGAAGCCAGAGTTTACCGTAATTGGTTTACCATACCATTTCCGCAATGGGTCCAATACATTATTCACTAGTGCAGTCAGATTAAGGACATGCTCCTGATTGCATCTGTTGTTGATTCCTAAGCGGTCCGCAGTCGTAGATTTGCAGAGTTCCGCAATTGTAAAGTACTTCATTTCTTTTCCTCCTTATAATTAATAGTCACTTGGCGGCTGCCGGTTAGTGCATCCGTGTACATCACATTTCTTTATCTCGGCTTCTTTCAATCTAAGCTCCAGTTCATGCTTTTTATGAATATCTTCCAGATGAGCGGACTGTTCCTGCCGGAGTTCAACATAAATAGCGTCAATCTTGGCGTCACGTTGAGCGATACGATCTTCAAGCCATGCGACTTGCTTGCGTTCATTTTCATCCTCCATACTGTCCGCTGTCGCATCTTCCTTCCTTGCATTCGTTCGACGATTCACGTAGAAGTTAACTATCCATTTGATTGCTTCGAAGCCTCCCAAAGCCCCGATCAGAGCCAGCCATTCATTTAATCCCATATTTCTCTATCTAAAATATTATTATTACCTTTGTACGCATTAGCAATAAGGGATTCCCCCTTTTTAATATTGTTTGTTTTTTGTCAACCGCCAACTCGTGATGAGCAGGCGGTTTTCTTTTTTTATTTAAAGACATATCTCAACCAACCGCTGAAGTAGCTGCAATTTTCTAAGTAGTTATTGTCCTTCTCCGCTAACCTAGCCTCCCGTTCGAATGAGATCAGCCGGTAGGCATCATAGTCTTCCCGGCAATCAGCGAGTACGCTAGCAATCATCTTGCGGATACACCACTCTAGTACATACCATACATAGAAGGTAGCCGGCGCTAGTGCCAACCACCAGGACGATAAACCGAAGATCAGCGTAATGATCCAAATCAAGATACCAGAGGCGACCGTCAGTTCAATCCATTGTCGGGCATGAACGCATTCATGATTGATTGTTGACTGCCTGGCCTCAGTTTTTGACCACTTTGTGAATACCCACGCAAGAAGCGTGATAGTTGAGTAACCTGAAAGCAATAGATGCTTTGCTATCCAGCTTTCGTAAAATAATTTTTTCATAACTTTTCTTTTTAAGTGATTAATACTACCTTTGTATCGCTTATAAGGCGGAGGGGTAGTGCCCTTCGTTGTTTGTTTTGTTTGTGTTTGTAACCGCCGACTCGTGATGAGCAGGCGGTTTTTTATTTAACTGCTCTTCTTGATTTATTCTGTTTTTTGAGATAACGGATAAATCCTATCAGCATACTGACTCCAACCGGAAGCGGCTTTGTAAGTTTCCACAGATTGATCAGGTACATAAAACCGACACGACTGATCAATCACCTGAAATGATCTTGTCACTTCAGGTGGCGTAACGGCCCTGATTGTTACTATCCTCAATGGACTATGTTGAAATGCATAAGTTATCGCGTTTACACCTGCTCCCAAATCCAATTCAACCAGGGATGTACAGTCCATTGCAAATCCGCTGGGAATTCCACTTTTATCTCCAATTTTCATCCGGGATAACCGGGTACATTTACTAAACGCGTCTCCGGCGATTGTAACAACATTTTCCAAATCAACATCTATTAATCCTGTATTATAAAAAGCCTGCCGCTGAATTTCCTCTACTTTGCGCAAATCTATATTAGCCAGTTCCCGGCAATCATAAAACATATACCCATATATTATCTTTAATTGGGAAGGCAATTTTACCGATATCAAGGATAAACACCCATCGAAGACATTCCATCCATTAGAGTTGTATCCGGTGAATATCTCAAACTCATCAAATGATGTGATTTCAGTATTCCCCTTGAACATGCCGCCGAAATTTCTCACAGCCTTAACCTGCTCAATCTTAGTTCCGACCCCATCCCCATAAGATTCCGCAATCATACTTTGAACTATAGCATCCTTGAACCTGACATAAAATTCTCCGTTTATATTCAATGTCAATTTTCTGAATGTGTTTCTTAAAGCCTCAATTGAATCCTCGTAGGTATTCGCGTTCACCGTTATCGTTCCGTCCAGAACAGGATATTCATCCTCTCCGGCCAAGCCTTCAGCACTTAATCCTCCGTAAGTACCATTTGAGAGCGTTGCCAGTTTATCCAGCATGTCCGAATCATTGAATGTTTCCTCAAAACCTACGGCACGGATACGCTTCAATGCATGATCATCCCCCTGTTCCGCCTGGGAGTTCATGATATCAACCAGCAGCCGCATGGGAGACAGGTTCGGACAGTTCACGATAAAGAAGTCCGTAATGACATCCCTGCACAAATCAATCCCGATGCCTTCCGTTGTCAGTAACGGATAATTGGACAATGACAGATATTGGTTAAGCCTGCTGTATTGAATTACACGAAGCCCTCCTCCCGATGGAAGCACAATCTGCGTCAAGGATGTACCGTCCGCATATATCTCCTGCAAATGTGAGCATGCGGACAGGTTCAATGTACCGGCCAAGGTGGCGATGTTCCACAGCAGCAGCCTCTGAAGGCTTACGCAGTTGGACAACGTCAGGGAGGATATAGAGATGATAACCGGGGCGTCCTTGCTTCCCAGCCGGATATCACGGAGCATCCTTCCCTGAATGATCATAGACCCGGTCACGTTCTTATTATGCCAGTCCCCTATATCCTGCAGGTAGGATGCTCCCTGTATCGCATTCTGCTGGTCTCCCGACCCGGAAAGTTCAATCTCCATTTCACATACTTCTCCGGCTTTCGTTCTCCTTCCCCGGATGATACTTGTACCATTGGCAATCGCAGGATACATATCCATTGCCGGAGTCAGTTCATACTTGATTGTGTTACCTGCAGCGCGTACGGTGATGGTATCCGTCCCGTTAGCAGAAAATAGTCCGAACGAATACTTTGACATCATGTACAGGATACGTTTCGTAATCCATCGCTGTTCCGCAAGATAATGGTCTCCCAGCGACTGGGTGATCGGGTCGGTATCATTCGAATAGTGTCCTTTATTGTATGCCAGTTTCCCGTTTTCATAGCAGTACTTCGCATCCGCATTATAAGCATTGGCGGGAAAATATTCCTGAGCCTGGTCAAAGTAGTATTTCTGATAAAACGCAAACAGCTTTTCAAGGTCGTTACCGCTTTTTAGCCCGCCCAGTGTCTGCATGGCAGTCATTGATTTGCGCATGCTGATTATCTTTTCTTCCGGAAATGCCAGTTCCATCAGGTTGAAGAAGTTGTTTGTCTCGCCGTTCCAGACGGATGCTCCGGTTTCGTCCATATCATGCGTTTCCACACTGTACTCTTTATCCGGTAAACCACGATTGGTTGTATCAAAACGGGTGTCGGCATCATCAACACGCCAACGCCACCTGGATGTCTCTGTACCGAAACAGTATGGATAGGTATTTTTCGCACGTTCGTCGGTTCCGGCATTGAATTCTACATTATTCATAAAGAACAGGCAGTCGTCAATATCCCAGTATGCGGGAGCGTCCATGCGGAATTTCTGTATACGGGCGTTAATGAACAGGGTGTTTAGTTCGTCATCCGTTTTCCCGGCAAGATCGGAAGTATTAAGCCCATATCCCTTGTCTGCAAGCTGCGACAGCAGATTGATTGTTCCCTCCCCGATATCAGATGGCATGAACCTTCCTTCCGACGATTCGAAATAGTAAACGTTATATTGATTGATGTCACCGGATTTGGCAATCCAGAACTCGCAAGGTTCGTTCTTGTATCCGGATAATTGGGCGTTCAATTCTTCCAATGTGCCGTTAAACGGTTTCAGCCTTGGCGAGCACTGGTAAACACAATTGTAGGCAGGAATAAAGCTTGATATGTTTTCCACTTCCCCTTCGCCCAGGTCGAAGCTGTTCTGGCCATTGTACTGGAATGCCTCTTCATCCTCATTATAGGCTATCAATCCCTTTGCCGGATTCCACGGCACACGGAACAGGGTGAGCAAGGGAGAATTATCCGATCCCTCAATGCTCAACAGGTTGGGATAAGTATCGGTGTTATAGCCGAAAGTGTCGGCGTCACCCTTATCAGGGCCGAAGGTATACAATCCCCGGAATATGTATATTGTTTCCCCTTCGTCATTGGTTTGTTTCTCAAAGCACACAAACGGAGCTTCCCAAACCGACACACGGACCTTCGCATCTGCGCGCATCGCCTCGTTCAGGATACCCACTTCACGTATAAGGTCCGTATAGGAGTTTACCGCACCGATCTTATGCGACTGCATACTGGAGGCATAGTTCTTCTTTGCCGTAAACTTGCGTCCAGCCGGAAGAGACGGTGTCATTGACCACTTCGCTCCCGCGGTGGAGTCCGAGCCGTCGGCGTAACGAATGACGGAGAGTTTCTTGTCAAGCTGGTAACGGGTATTCCAGATCCAGTATTTCATGGATGACGTACCCTGCCCCTTGGCGGTCACGTTGCTGATTGAAACATTCCATTCCGGATGGTCATAAAAGAACACTTCCAACATGCCGGTACGAGTTGATTGATCCGCCATGTAAGGAATTGTATTGTCGAATGTCATTACGTTAAACTGGTCCTTCGTATTTTCAAAATCGATATCCGAACCGTGCAGGTCCAGGATGTCATTATTCTCTGTCACAATTGCCTTGGAATCTGTGGTGTTCAGCCAGTTGATGTAATTACGCAGGACTCCCTGTGAAGTCAGTCCCCGGTTATATTCCCGTATTCCGTATATGTCCGCGTCCGCATATCCGGAACCTATCACGATCATCCCGTTATGGGCGAAATAATCATTGCTCTCGTAGGTGAATTCCCTGTTCTTGACACCGTTGACATACAGTATGCAAAGGTTGAATCCGCTGTTGCCATAGGCGTCCGGCAAAATGGTCAGCGTGAGTCTTGTGCGTTTTCCCTCGAACGTATGCAAACTTTGTACATCATCGTTTTTAAGTGACTGGGAGTGCATGATAATGTCATCCGCATAGATGTTCAATCCGACAAACGAACCACCGGACGGGGACGATATGGTGATAACCGGTTCGGAATAATCCGTCACGTTATCAACCTTATAGTCAAGTTCGAGAGTCTTCCCGGTGCGGGCGCATTCATTTTTAAAAGGGGAATATCCCATGCGCAGCGATGAGCCGGCCATAAGCCGGAGTACCTTGTTCCCGTCTTCGTCCGATTGCCAGCCGTCATTGCCCCAGTTCATATTCTCCCAGCTGCCCGGGATGACGGAACCGTCCATTTCATTTATGATTTCCTGACGATTCCCCTGCCGGTTGGAGCGGGTCTTGGGATTCATATAGAATACGGCGCCCGACACGGCCGAATATCCCAGGGAGTTGTTTACCTGATAGGTGATTGGGGATGTCAGCTCCATATCGACATCGAGGATATGGGCCGTTATTTCAAATTCCGTATTATCCATTGTCTCAATCTCCATCGGGAATGAGAATGTATGTCTGGCGGAACATGCGATACTGGCTTCTTCGGAAGTAAAGACATCCTCACCATCTTTTTTGATGGTGAATTTAGCGGAGGTAATGACATTGTCGCCATCGTACATCGCGTAATCGAACAATGAGTTCTCACTCCAGTTGGTCGCCCTGCCGAGGATGTTGTTGACGGCTACCAGCTTCCTTTGTTCGCCGGCTACCGCGCAAATGACATTGAACGATATCGTTCTTGTCTTGACCGTCCCGTCCGAGTTCGAGACATAAGCAGATATATTGAATACGCCTGTCACGCCCGGGTGGATTACAGAGTAATTGTAGGCGGTTTCCGTATATACGCCTGTACCGATCTGAATCTGGTAGGATTCATTATAATCCTTCCCGGTAACAGTCACATACAATGTTTTTGAAATATTACCGCTGATATTCAGAGGAAGCGTAATGGCACCGGTGTAAGCTGTCCACCATTTAAAGTTGTCCGCACTGATGGACAATGAAGTAAGCTGTACCGTGTATACAAATGCCGGAGCCGTCACTTCCGTCACTTCTCCCGTTACTTTGATCATTACATTGTTTGCTCCGGACGCCAGAAACTCCGCAACGTCAATACTGAAAGGAGAACCGGAACTGATATACAGCTGTTTGACGACAAGATACTCGGCGCTGTTGCTGTTTTTAACAGAGATTTGACAGAACCCACGCTCTCCGGTATCTTCATAAGGTTCATTGGTGCTGTATCTTTCCTGGCTGATGAAAGTAAAATTCAAATAGCAAGGTTCCCCTTTGCTGGCTGACAGGCTTTTACTGTCCAGGTTATTGATTATACGCAGGTTTCTTTGTATCCCTGTTTCTCCACCGCCATGTGAGGAAATATAGTTCATTAAGTCTTCAAAGGTGGTTATAATAGATCCGTCCTCCGCAACTCCGGTGGGAATAAACACTCCGGCGGCAGGAGACCATCCATTATTGCCGTATAGTAATACGGAACCGTCTTCTGCCGTATCGGATTCAGGGGAGACATTCTTTAATTCTCCTATTGAAGAAGGAGTATTTGCGTCCTTCTCCAATTCCTTGACGGTATCGATCAGGTTATTGAATTCCTCAGCCGACAAACGTCCGCGGGAATTCTTGCCTTCATTTTCTTCCTTATGTTCTACATTCAGTGCCATAAAACTATTCTCCAAATATTAACGGGAAGGCATACGGGAAGCCTTCCTCCTTGATTTCTATTTTTCCGCGTGCTGAAAGCGCATGCATGATCAGGTTTGTTTCAAGCATACCGGTATCAGCCATGTCGCTTTCAACACGGCTGATCACGGTACGGGTGGTATTGCCATTGTCATCCGTCTTGCGCACACTTAAAACAAACTTGATATATCCCATGTTACTTACTCAATTCGGTAATTGTTTTCTCAAAATCTGCCAATAAAGCGGCGCGTACTTCAGCTGATGTTCCGGACAGGGAACAGGAGTATTTCTTTGTCGATTCAACATAAAGGATATTGCCGGCATAACTCGGAGCAGATGCCGATACTTGTTTGACCTGCGCTTCGATCTTCATTAATTTGTCCTTGTTGTAAGTAATGGAATAGTCAAGCCTGTAATCACCGACTACTGACTGTCCGGTTCTGATTGTATTTTCTGTGAAATCCATTTTATACCTCCTTGTTTAATTGGTTGATTATTTCTCTTTTTACAGCAGCTATGAGACGTGAGTTCTTCACCACCAGTTCCATCGCCTTGCAATACCGTTCAGGAACTTCTACTGCTTCACTTGAGTAGTAGATCTGCTTTGCCAGTTCCTCAAAACCGATATCCAGCAGGATGCTACCGTTATACATCATTTCGTTACCGACCGTTTCAGCGGTGTCGAAGGTCTGTTTACCGCCTTTGAAAGAAGTCTGCGCCTCGATTCTCTTAAAATTGATTTTCATATTCTTTTTGTTTATTATTTAGGAGTTCCAAATATTATCAGCGTAAAGAATCTAGGATAGCATTTATTATTACCCGGATCCCAAAAGATAACGTTGAAAGAGTTTGTGCTAAGACCATTATAGCTAGAGAAACAAGCTTGCCAACTTTCGCTTTCTCTTTGTCCGGTAGGAAGCACTAACGGGTAATAGTTGGTGTGGCCCAAGTCATGCGTAAACCAGTATTCTCTCGAACTGTTAAGACTAATGCCTGTTATATTTATCCCATTACCCCATCTTTTATTTATACCATAGGTTACATCATTTCCATTTCTTGTGGTAGAAATTTCAAAACATCCCAGGACCCCAGGCATGCACCAGATATCATCAGACGATGACAGCTTCCATAAGCATCCTCCAGCAGCGGCTATTGCATAATTAGCTCTTCCGCCTTTTGTCTGATCAAATTGAGTACTTCCAAACGCATTAATCTTAACAGCTATATTTTCATCGCTACCTGACGCCTGAAACATAGAAGCCGTTTCAAATCCGGCAATGCCAGGCAGACCATTGCCAAGTACCGCTTTTCTTGTCGCAGTATAAGTTTCACCCATTGATGTTCGTGTCTTTTGTGTTTCAATGCAAATAAACGCATCGCTGTTATCATAATTAGATAATCCATATCTGTCGATTTCAAAACCGCCTATGCTGCCGGACGTAGCTGTCACATTATTAAGCGTTGCGTTATTAAGCGATACGTCATTAAGTACCGCATCATTCGCTGTGATGTTATTCATCGTTATATCCCCTGCTTCATTTACAAGGAATGTATCGTTAGCTATGATGTTGCCGTTGAACCTAATCTGATCTGCGGATATCACTGCATTCGATATCAATCTTCCTGCATCATCTTCCGTGATGAATGTACTGATCTCAGCCCTCTTTACGTATCCGTCAGCTTCGGCCTGTTCGGTAAACAACTGAGTGAAACCTGATTCAGTAACAAGACCGGATGTGCTGATATTACTTACATGACCTTCTGCGTCAAAGGTTATCTTTTTAGATAACAGTACATTGAAATCGTCGGTCGTTACCAATCCGCTCGTATTAATGTTTGTAATATTACCGTAATTATCAAAATGTATTCCTTCTACAAGAGCAGCGATAGAATCTTTCGTCACCTGGATAACAGCCGTGTTTTTATCTGCCGTCTCCTGTGCATCTCTTGCAATTCCCAGAGCGTTTAGTGCTTCCTGAGCAGCGTCATACGCATCGTTGATACCTTGATTGGCTAGTCTTTTTGCCGCTTCGATGCCTTCCTCCGAATCTGTTACGGCTGCGAGTATCCGGTCTCCCAGATTCTCAAGATAGGCGGTAGTAGCCGTTGAGCTAGGTTGCCAGTGTTTTATAGAAAATGATGTTCCTGCCGCCTTTGCAGTCATGCAGACGAGAGAGTCATTCTTATAAGAGACGCCTTCGCCGGAATAGGTTGCATTCACCCACATATCGCCGATATCATAAGCATCGGAATCCTTTGGCTGAGATACGAAAACACGTCTTTTCCCGTCAGCGGTGTCCTGAGCCTTGGATGCGTCTTCCAGTGCTTTCAGTGTCAGATGGTCCGTTATATCATTCCAGCTCCATGAACTGCCATCCTTTTCGAATCTGTATCCATGTCCCGTCAGACGGTTATAGAACATGTCCTGCTCATGCATGGTTTTAAGTTCGTCAGTAGTCCAATCACTCGCCGGCAGGTTCTCCAGCGTGGGATCGTAGTCAAAGAACCACAGAGTGTATTCTTTATCCGTCTGTTCTTTGACAAGGTCCATGTCCGCCTGCAGGTCATTAATGGTTTCATCCACATCTTTCCCTGTGGCCTGGTTGATGAACTTAGCGGATATTTCGCTCAGTACAGTGTTCAGGTCGATAAGCGGTTCCGGCATTGTATAGGAGTTGATACCTTTATATATACGAATGTAGGGACCGCCGACTGTTACACTGTCCCAGACGATTGCGCCTTGACGTGCCGGATCTGTTTCGTTACCAAGCTGGACGATATTATCACCCACAGAAGGCACATCACTACCGGATGCGCAATTCGTTTTGGAGAGTTCTATATAATCATCACCACATCCGCTCACATAACGCCAATAAAATGTTGTTCCGGTCTTCAGTGCAAAAGTCTCACTGATAGCAAAATCACCGACTTCAAAGGTATTTCTGACAATCCGTCCTTCGGCATCGGTCGTTTTGAAATAGCATCTGTAAACGTCTCCCCTGTCCTCAACCTTGTTACAGATGATTCCACCATTAGTGTTGTACTGTTTCCCTCCTATATAGGTAGACTGCTGCACTTGTATCTCGTTGATGCTTAACTTTTTTCGTATGTCAACGAAGTCTATATCAAGATGATAATTACCTTGTTCATCTTTATAAATACCGAATCCTGTACTGCCGGTGGAGAAATTATTAGAAATGATGTCACCGACAAGCTTTATCTGTTCGAGCGTGGATGTCCCCTTCGCATTGATACCTTCAAGGAAGGTCATCAGCTTTTCGATTGTTTCGGCTATGTCTTTTCGTACATACCGATCATCATTGTCGTTGTTACTGCCGATAATGGCAAGCTTGAAATGTTTCTTGCCGTCAGTTTCAGGTATGCTGGCATCCTTTACTAGTTTATAAATAGTTCCATTCTCAATGACGGAAACTACTTGTCCGGCATAGGGAACATAAGGCTCCGTGTCTGTATTACGGGCATAGACACGGGCTTCTTCTAAGGTTTCCCACACGTCAGTCGAATCAATAGAATAACCATTGACACGCTTGTATCTGCCGGCGAAACTGCTCCCTTTTATATCTAGTGCCATACTCAATTCGTTTTAAAGGTGAAATTATCTGTTTCGCTGCTTGTCGTAGCCGTACTGAACACATACATCGTATATTCCAAAGGTGTACTTCCATTAGCACCTTCAACACTGATCTTTCGCGGAGTGGCAGCGGAATCCAAATCCATGAAATTATATTGGTATCTCTCCAGTGAAACATCCTTGATGGTACCGTTTGGAATACAGATAACGAAAGTCTTATAATTGCCTATTGTGAACTTGTACGATCCGGCGTCCTTATACAATCCACTGCCTGAAAGTGCCCGCACCTCGGCTGAAGTCGTAGGAACCGAATTACAAACGCCTGCAAACCATTTTCTATGTACATTCACGCTGATTTTGCTGGTCAATTCTTTCTTGGGCAACGAACCATCTTCACTCGCAGCATATATGACTGTAGCAAAATAGGTTTCTCCCTGTGTGTAATTACCTTGCAGTTGTCTCGTTGCTGTCTGTATGCCACCTACTTCCTCAGAAAAAATTAGTTTGTTGTTAGGGTTATTATCATAATAAGCTTGTTCCATAGGACCTTGACCGTTTCGATATGCTGTATAAGTGATATAGCCTTTCTGAGTACCAAATTCGACATCATTAGAAGTCGAAAGTTTCCATTCTAATTTTGCTGAAGCCTTTTGAGAAAGCATATTAATAAAGATCTCTTCCAATGTAGTACCAGAAGGAATTGTATCCCCGGTCTTTATATAGCCTACATTACTGGATGTTACATTTATAGTCTGTATTAACTTTGCGATAGTGCTTCCTCCACTAGAAGAAGAGTTCCCGCTATTAATTACTTGCTGTTTGCTCTTTTCCTTTCGGTATGTAAGAGAGTCGATCTTGTTTTCAAGCTCGCCAATACGAGAATAAGGAGCTGTTTCTCCGACAGTGTATATCGGGGAGTCATAAGGGATATCAAGGTTATATTCAAGCCCTATGATACGAGAGATACGACCTTCTTCAAAGTATGCCTTATTAATAAGGTTCACTTTCTGACCAACGGTGAAACTCCTGGCAAAGTCGGGATCTTGTTTACCCGTTTCAGGATTAATGCCATAGATATAATCCGACATCATGGTGGTATTGTAAGTAGAAGGGTCCTGTTTAAGCTCTTCAATATATTCTCTTGCCCGTTCCTCGACTTCTTTCTCTGCGTCAGGAATAAGCTTGTCGGATACGAATTGGGGATCATAGCCATAGAGAATATACGTGTCACCACCTTGATCCGTAGGATGTAAAATGTCATCAGGAAGCATTCTGCCATAATCATCATTACGCTTTATCTCGTATACCTGAGCATCCTTGTTCCATGTTCCGTCCTCTGATTTTTCAGGCTGATATTTATCGCCTCCAGCTGAATCGTAAGGATTGAATGTTACTTCAAAGTCCATGCCGGCTAGAGGACCGGATTGAAAGACTATACGCAAATCTTCTCCATCTAACCGATATTCGTTTGAGAAATGGAATCCCAGGTCCGAGTCTTTAAATCTCCATGCCAACCAATCTTTCGAAGTTTTTGTTCCATCCGGATTATCTATAGTATCAGTATATGTATGAGTTGTTACCATACCCGTCAGTTTTTCACGTCTAGGATAGATATCATCAAAAATAACGATCTGCTCTACAGCTTCCTCCTCTGTCATACCTTCATAGGCATCAATATATGGTACGCCTTCAGGCATCATCAAATGCTTGGTTACAATACCTTCGGCAGTTTGAGAACCTTTGTCATCTGAGAAATATATAGATGGGACATTACCTTTTACAATGTTGTCAATTGTGTAGGTGTCGCCAAGAGAAGCGGTAATACCTTCCGGCAAACGCAGCACATTGGCTGCTTCACCAGTAAAAAAATCTGGATTGTACACAGCATTAAATGATTTCCCTGCATTTTCACCAGAAATAAATGTTACAGAAGCGCTAGCCGATTGACTAACATTCTCTAAAGTAATATCTCCGGAAGATCCTGCAAGTACCAATGTAGAGGATATAGAAGATGGAAGCTGAAAGACAACATATAGCTTTAAATCTGTGGCTCCGCGTTCAATCTTTATGTCGCTATCAATGGTTATATTGTCTGTCAACTCCTTCTCTCGATTTTCATAGATAGTACGTACATTTCCTCCAAGACCATATACTCTCGTTACGTCATTGACTTTGTATCGGATTTGCCATCTCCAACTATATATTCCAGAAGGCAAATACTCTCTTTCAACAGGAGAACCAGCTGGATAGACCATTGTTCCTATATTGAAAGAAACGCTTTTACTATTCATTGCATAAGTACCACCGATAGGCTTGCTAGATAGCAACTCATAATTTAAGTCATTTACTCCTCCTTTTACATACCCGCTTGTTCTGACAGATGCCTTAAACTTTTCTTCGATCAGATCATCAGAAGAGAAATACTTCATATCAAGTACTCTCGATGTATCGGAAATATCACGTCCGCTTACTTGCTTGACATCAAAGATCAACTTTTTGCGATAATTAGCCGGAATATTACGTGTTGCCCCAAACGCATAAATACGAGTTGCGTATGAATCTTGGCTATCACTTCTATCCATCTTGCTGACATTCATTCCTAGTTCGAAGTCAACAGGAACGCCATCCTCGCAACGGCCAAAATGAATTACTTCTTCCTCTACCCACCACTCACATTCAAAACTCTCAGCCATTTGGTTGAGGGCATCGATCATGTTTACGTTTTCGTATGAGATCAATTTAGAAGAAGTATCTACTGTCTCATCTATTTCGCATTTAAACGTTTTGTCATGGTACTTATAACCTAGGACTTCCAAGTTCTTCAGAAACACATCCATGTGAACCTTTAAGATATCAGTAAGATTCCAGCCTGCCTCACGACTACCGCTATCAGGACTATAGAAAAACTTCTTGTTTTTCCACTTCCAATAGTAAGCATCAAGACGGAGTTCGTAGTCATAGCCACCTGTTGATGTGTTATAAGCAGGCTTATACAAGTCCACAAGTTCAAAGACGCCTAACTCGTTATCTATACCATCTCCTAACTTGAAGTGTACAGGATCATCCAATGAAAACTTCAATATGATATAATCCTCCTTCATCAAGAGATATTTGCGCTTACTACCTTCATTAATTGGAGTAGAATAGCGTATGTTTCCGAATATGTCTTTGATATCTATCATAACATTTCCAAAGTTCGGAGATAAAAAAAAGAGTGCCCAATTTTGAGCACTCACAGATACGACAATGAAATCAATGTCGTAAATTAGATATTTTCAACACGGTTGGACGGGTCAGATTCATTGAGTTTTAAGCTAAATTTGCCTATTCCTCTCATGAACTGGCTGAATTGACTGCATGATTGATAGATCGTTTTATATACAACAGCAGGTTGATACTTGGTCTTTATTTCAAGAACTCCAGTAGCTAGTTCCTCGCAGAAACTGCTATAACGAGCAAAAAATTGTTCCTCACTGGAAGCCGTTAGATTGATCTGAAGGGTTAGATTTCTCACATCTACCCTTGGATTGGCAATAACTACCCTTTTCCCATGCTCTAATCGGCTCTCATTCTCTATGAATGCTTTACTAGGGGCAGGAGTCATTAATGCAGATAATGAGGTATCATCCATGCTTATTCCCCATTCTACGTAAGCATCCTTGCCATTTATGAATAATTCTTCTTTCATTGGAATACTATCACTTCTATTTATTATTTACTATTAAATTGTTTAATTCCGCTATTTATACTATCCAACTTATTACCAAATTCATTTATGATTCTCTTCTGATATCCTGCTATATCTTCCAAATAACTGTTAGAAGAAATAGCAAGGTTCCTTATCTCTGTCAGGGTTATGCTATTATTCCCGACTGTCACTGAAATAAGGTTCATTGACACTAACATGGATAACATGGAGTTCTTTATTTCTTCATTGGATATCTGTAAAGCGGTAAAACGACCGTTAAGTTCTTCGCCTGTATCTTGAGACATGGCAGCAAATCCTTTTTGGGAAGAGGATTGAGACGCAGATTCAGATTGAGTAATATCAATCCCCGCTGTATCCTTTATTGTATTTGATATATTCTCTGCCATTCCTTGTATAGCTGGAAGTTGTTCTTCTGCGTTTTTCATTAGATCAGCCGTAAGCTTTGATACTTGTCTGTTTAGTTCGACTTCATCAATTAATCCTTTAGCATAATCATCATACGCTTTATTTATCTTACTTTGATAACTATTTTCACCCTCTCCGAATATCTTAGATAAAACAATGCTTTTCAGCATATCATTTGCAATATCCCGGAATGTATCAGAAGCGTATTCTTTAAAACTAGCTAAAGCATCTTTCCCACTATCCAGCCAATCCCAAATGCTATCCACGAAATTATCGACTAATGGCTCATATAAAGAGCTTACATATTCATGAAGCTGCTCTAAATATTCATCATACTTTTCACGAAGTTCAACTAGCGACTCTAATGTTTCCTTAGTCTGTCCTACTAATTTATCACCATATTGATTTAATATAGCATTAGCAGCTTCTTTATTGATTAACCCTTCATTATCGAATAATTCACCGAATCCATTACTCCTTGCCCACGAAACCAAATCCTCTGTCTCTTGAGAACGCCCACCAATACCACTACCAAGGAAGCCTTTTTTACGTGATCTGGTCTCTATGCGCAAGTTGTCTACTGCCGCTGTTTGCCCTTCCTTGTACTTTCGGGCAAAATCAACACCCCAAATTTTCCCATATGTATTGTCCAAAAACCAATTCCATGAATTAGTAAACCATCCACCACCGCTTTTATTCTGATAAGTAGCCTGTGATTCTTCTGCTTTATTTTTATACGCTTCCGCTACTTCATCGTGTAACTCCTTATAATCACGTAAGTTATTCAGATTATCTTCAGAGAACCAGTTAGCTTCTGCCTGCTGTGCTTCAAGTGCAGCTATACGGTACTCATTTACAGCATCGGTTAGCTTATTAATTTCTGCGACCTTTTCAGCGAATTTCTCATACTGATTATCAGCAGTTGGAAGAATTGAATTTAGTTGCTGCATAAGCTGAATACCTGCTGATATAATTCCCAATATGACAGATGCTTTTTCTACTGCGGACATAGCATCTGCGCCAGTTTTAGCAACTTTAGTTATACCATCAATTGTTCCAGTAGTAAATAAAGCGACATCGCCAATCAAAGAAATTATTTCGCCGGATGTACCACTAATACTATTACCTATTCCTTTTACTGCATTCGCAAGTTCGTCAACTTTTTCTTTTGCTGTTTTTTCCGCTTTAACAAAGTTGTTATTAGCTTTTTGAGACTTATCTTTGGCCGCATTATATCGCTTTAAGGCTTCGGCAGCAGAAAGATAAGTAGTATCAATTTTTCCTGTTTTTTTATTAAGAGTTGTACCTGATGCTACCTTTTCGCCCGAATTTACCTTATCTAGAGTTTTTTTTGCTTCAACAAGTTCCTTCTCTGCTTGTTGCAATGTTTTTAGATTGTCCGCTAATGCTTGAAAAGGATTTCTATTATCCAACTCATCTATTATTTGCTGAATAGTAGATGTATATTCTCGTAATTCTTCGGGATTAAGGACCGTCGCCGCAGCTCTTTTAACCTTTTCTAATTGATCTAGCAGAGACTTAAGTGTTTCCGAAGAAGTATTCTTCAAATCCTCAAATGCACGTACATACTCCGGTGACTTTTTCAAAATATCAAAATCATGCTGCATCAGTTCCTTTCCTTTGTCGGAGATAGCTTTAGCTATGGAACGGTCTATTTTGGAAACTTCATTGGTATCTCCAGCCTTCTCAGCTTTTTCACGAGCCTTTCGCAGCAAAGTGATGTCGTCGTTAAACTGTTTTTCAATAGCCAGCCGTTGATCTGCATATGATTGATACTGTTTCAACAATGGCTTATACCAGTCAATAGCCTGTCTTTTCTGTTCATTCCCTATTATAGAATCAAAAGCAGATGTATCTACTTTCACCGCAGTCGCATCAAACGTTTGCTTCTCATAATCCTTTCGCTGCTTCGCCCGTAGATTTTCCTGTTCGTCAAAGGCTTTTTGCTGAAGTTCGATCTCCGTCCGAATGTAATCTTCCCTCTGACGTTCTAAATCCTGTATTTCCTTCTTGTTGTCTAGATCTCTTTGTCTACGTATCTTATCTGCTCCCTCTGCTATGGTATCAATATAAGACTGAATATTCTGATTTTCCAAATCTTCATCTCTACGTTTCCTTTCAAGTTTTTGCTTATCCAAAAGTTCGGAGATTTTCTTTTGCTGATCTACAATAGAGTTATGCTCCTTCGGATTATTAATTTCTTTGCCCGTTATTTTTTTATATATGCCAGCTATTTTGTTTACCTCTGTTTCTGCGTCATTGATCTCTTTCTGTGTTGCCTTAGAATTGTATTTCCTTAATACTTTTAACTGATTCTGTGCATTAACATAGTCAGACTTTAATTGAGTAATTCGCTCTCCAATGGTTAATCGCCCTTCTTCTATTATCTTATCTGGACTAAAAAAAGAGCTAAATAATGCACTTATCTTTTGAGAGAAAGTAGTAGTATTGTCTTTCATTTTATCCAATAAAGACTCATATCCTTTTGATATATTTTTAGCAAAGGAATCGAAATTATTCTTCCCTCGATCTAATCCAGTCATCATTTTATAGGTATAATCATCAACTAGATTTTCGGCATTTTTAGTGCTTTTTATTCTCGCATTATCTAATATTTTAGATCCCTCTTCTTCCGATTTAGCAGCTAGTGCGTAACCTTCTTTTATTTTTTTTGCAATCTCATCATATTTATATTGAGCAGCAGCAATAGCAGAATTCTTTCGTTCTTCTGCTGATATATAAATACCTCCACTAGAAAAATCTTCAAACTTTAGTTTTTTTGTTGCTTCGATATTACGTTCGGCTTCAACTAATGCCCTTATATTTTCTTCTTGTTGTTTTATATATTGTGCAGCTTTAGCCCTTTCGATCATCGCACTAATAAACGCACCTTTATTATTATTCAGGAGGTTTTCTGCATCTACTACATCAAGAATAGACAATCCTAGCTCATTAAATGCCTTTTTGTTGTCTTCAATAAACTTCTTTTTAGCCACCAAGTTATCTCCAAGCCTATTCCATTTAATAGAGAGTTCCTCTACTTTAGCAATCGGAGTAACGGCCGTTTCAGCAACAGATTTATTAAATTCTTCCAATTCTTTACGAGCTCTCTTGTTTGCATCAATAAGTAGCCATACTCCTCCAACAACAGTTGCTATTGCAGTAAACAGCAACACGTAAGGATTTGCTTTCGCCACAAGATTAAACGCTTTTTGAGCAGTAACTTCGCTCCGCGTTAACGCAATATTAGTAGCCTTAGCTTTATTCTCTAACGCCATAGATGCAATAATAGCTTTACGACGGACATTCTCAATTGCGAGCATCACGGTATTGGATTTCTTAAGCATTCCATAAGTTCCTTCCAACCCGACAACTATCCCCATCAATGATTGAATCTTAGTCTGCAATTCAGCCATCTTTTCACTCTTATCATTAAACAAGCCCATAACACCAACAACCAAACTTGCAGATGTAGCAGCACCTGACAAACCGGCTTTTAGTGTAGCAAGACCTTTGTTAGGATTAGCAAGAAACTCCATTTCAGCATTTACAAGCTTCATTTGCAAACGCATTTTGCCTAGCTCCTCCCCTGCCTGTTGATATTGTATCGTATTTTGCATTCCAGAAGCACGCATCTGAATTAGCTGTTCACGGGCATCCATGATAAGAGTACGCGTTCTTAAGTGTTTTGCGTTTCCCTGTTCAATAACTGTATTAAGCTCGGTTTGTCTCTTTCTTTGTTCTGATATCTGAGAGGCTATTTCTTTACTTTTTTGAATTACATCATCAAGTTGTGGTTTAAATCGTTCTAATTCACTTGATATCAATGCAGTGGCTCCATCACCTATTTGAACACGAGTGAGTCCTTTGCCTTTAGCTGTGTACAACCTATCCAGAATGGACTTATAGGATGCAATTTGTGACGCTAGTTTATCATAGTATTTAATATTCTCATTCAAATCCTTAGTCAAGTCTTTTAACTCCACCTTTGCTTTTTTCACAGAATCAGAAGAAGAGTTTGTAGCCTGCTTATATTGCTCGATAGCAGTTACATTATTTGATTTGATAGCTGTAGCAAGTTTATTCCATTCTTCTTGCTGTGTCCGAATCTCCTCTCTTTGTTTTTCTAATTCTGCCGTCAATTCTGCATTCTTGGAGCGCAATTCATCTAATTGCTGTACAGAAACGCCATCTGATTTTACAGAAGGGGCACTTAACTCAACTTTTCCAATCTGGAGCATAGAAGCCATCACTTCTATTTTATCTAATAAGCTATCAAAATATTTATTGAGATTAGTACACATCTTCAATACTTCTGAATCGAATCCTTCCAAACGTTTGCCTTCTTCTTCTATAATTCTTGCAGCTTCTCTAATTCCCTTCTTTATTTCTTCTGTTTTTTTAAGGAAATCAGAATTATTTGCCGTAATATCAAAATTCAACCCTGCCATATATTTTTATTTTAATTAATGTTAAAAATTAACCACTCTCCCACTATCTCTACTAAAATCGCTTATTCAATATCCAACAATAGCCTTAATGTTGGATATTTCCTCAAAAATAGATACTCAATAGCTTTTCTGTGAGTTTTTTCAGCTCAAAGACTTCACCATTAGTCCATTGTGAAATATATGATAAAAATAGAATGAATGAGGTGATTTTGCTATTTTCGAGATTACAGATACACGACATTGGAAAGATTGTCGTGATAAAATTTGACGGAATGGGATTTCTTTGTAGTTTTGTGAAATGTTTAACTTAAAAAATAACAATCATGGAAGACATGCAAAATCTTATTGGATGGATAATAATCATCTTTGGTATTCTCCAAATTATCCTCTTTTTCAAAATATGGGTAATGACAGACAATGTAAAAAGAATAAAAAGCAATCTAATTAATAATGCAGATACTTCATTTGAAGCTGCACAAAAAGAAATTATATTTGGACATCCTGATAAGGCGTTTGAAATTTATAACAAATGCTATGTAAATGATGTTGCAAGATTACATAAAGAAACTAAAAATGCGGGAATGAATTCAGAACCAGCAAAAGACACTTATGAGATAAAATATAAAGAAAAATGTCAAGCATACGAAAAAGAATTAGCTAAGTTAGGCAATAAGTATATTATTGATTTCTCCCGTTTTGATTCTTTTGATAAAATAAATGAAATCATGTCATAACAAATAAAGGGGGCCCCACACTCAGAAACATTTGCTTCAACATCAAATATGAACAATAAAGCCGGAGTTTAATGCTCCGGCTTTTATTATGTAAATTTTGGTAGAAAAATGGATATTGATAAGTTTAATTTGAAAACAAAATCGGTCTTGTATTGGGAAAGAATTACTGGAGCGCAATCTATCTGCTTGATTTATATCTATCTACCATTCCTCATACTTGTATTTTCCAAAAGCACCTTCTCTTTTAAAAACTTTGTCTATTGTCAAATCATTCTGAATATTAAAAATCTTAGATGTAATTCTTTTTGCAGCCATTAGTTCGGCATCAAGCTTAATAGCAATAACGTATTTCCCTTCTTTTGGAAAGCCGTATGGTACTAAATCGGGAAGTTCACTCCAATTAATTACTAATTGAACTTTATTTTGGGAATTTTTATCGAAATAAATAGTCTTTATTGGATGAACCATTTTACCTTCTGTACCTTTTAGGGACATTGACATAAAATTTGGTTCAATATCTTCTATATTAATATTTTCTATAAAATAAATACAAGCTTCCCCCGAAGGGCTATCTCCATCTGTGTCATAAGAGATGTTTAAAATAACTTTTTCAATATTTGATATTTCCTTATTGTCATCATCTGTACAACCAATTAATACAAAAGATAAAATAAAAGATAAAAATATTAGTCTTCTCATCATCGTGTATTTTTAACATTAAACAATACACAAATGTAGAAACAATATTTAACTACTCAACTATATTTCTTGCTTTTCTTTGATTTCAGACACAATTTTCCCCAATGCGCCTAAAATAAAGTGATGCGCACGTCATTAAGTTGACGTGCGCATTATTCTTTAGTTTGCATGAAGTCCACTTACATACATATATGCCTGTTTGGTGTCTTTTCTGAATTTGGAACTTTGGTCGTAGTAATCGGAAATGTTCTTCATGTTATCGGAAATAGTAGTCTTGGCATCCAAGCCAAACGAATTACCAAGAATGACTCTAAGTCCATGCTTCATTTTCTTACCTGCCAAAGCTTTTGGATCGAATAGAGATATAGCCACAAACAAAAACACCTTTCTCTCATAGACCGAAAGCGTATCTTTAGCAATCAGCATCTTGTACTTGTCAAGCAATAACGGTATTTGCTTTATATCGCTTAAAATAGGTTTCCCAAGTGACTTTACTCTCGTTTTTAAATCGTCCTCTTCCTGTAAGGTGATTTTTAACTCTGACACATTACCAAATAAGGAAGCCTCTTTGTTTGCCCGGAAGAGACTATGAATAAACTCTCTGCCCTTTTGAGTCCAAACAGTGCTGACGTATGAACGAGTTTCATCATCTATTATTTCGGTGTACGTTTGAGTATCAGTATATCCCATATTCTGATATTTAGCAGTTAGAACCCACGTTTGACCTACCTTATATTGAATACCCATTTCTTTCAGTTTTCTGTTAAGGGTGACAGCAGACATTCCAAGTTCTTTAGCAATAACAGTAGTAGAAACTGTATTCTTAGCCATGAGAGTACGATCATAATAATCTGCTTTAGGTGCCACAATTTTTAAATGTTCAGACTGGATTTCTTATTGAATTAAAATCGTTCTATCAAATCTCTGTTCATCAATCAATTCAGGAACACCCGAAGTTAAATCCCAAAGCCGGTATTCCTCAAACATTCGAGTTTCCGGATTCATCTTTAGTGTCAATCTTCCAATCTTTATAGTTGTTTCCTTTTTTGGAAAAAACACATCAGTACCTCGAATAGTAAGTCCCCATCGGGTAATGGCTTTTGTTTTTGGCTCAAACATATTGGCTCCTTTCTTTCTTCATTTTAATCACCACAATATTGAGAACCCATATAGCCTTTGCTGTTTGAATTGTAGCAGTCAAACCAGGTTAAGTTATCCGATTGTGCCGGTTGGTTCTTTCTCTCGTTATGAGCCGTCCAGCTTGCCTCAATCATAGCCTGTAACTTAGCTTCTTTTTCAGCACGTACCTTAGCAGCATCTTTTGCCCAACGCCAAGCAGCTTGAAGACATTCGCCCCAAGAGCGACCTTTTCTTTGATACTCATTATTATATAATCTATGAGCGTCTTTCATGATCTGGGATAGGTTGTAGCGTTTCATAATTGTATGTTTTAAGAATGATTATATTTGTTATATCGTTTTCGATATTACAAATATACTGCAAGCAATATAACAAATACTACTTTTAAAGTTAAAATATACTAATAACAATATAATTTAATCGTTTTTTATCCTAAATACAATATATTCCTTATATTTGCGGTATATTAAATAAGATATAATATGAGTTTAAGATTGAAAGACATTTTGAAAGACAGAAATGAGTCTATAAGTGCGTTTGCTTCTAAAGTAGGTATCACGCAAGCTAATATGAGTAATATCGTTAATGGGAAATCAAGTCCGACTCTTGATACTTTGGAGCGTATAGCTAATTCCCTTAATATTCCTATCACTGAGTTATTCACCTCAAATTCTCAGGAGCTATGCGGGCATGTAGAATATAAAGGTATAATTTACCGAATCAACTCTTTCGATGATTTAAAGAAGGTTCTTAAAATGAAGGAGGAATAAGAGTATGGAATTATATCGTTTAGAGGTTAACCCAAAGGAGATTGGAGTAGAAGTAGACACATTAACTAGAAATAACATCCGCCGAAGCCCACATTATCAGAGGCTCTATAATATCATGGAAGAAATAGCAGAATATTCAATACAAAATGGCTTATTACTTGGAAAAGCCATTAATGATATATATACAATGCATATAAATAAATTCGGTAAATGCATATTAAATCCTTCTGATCCAATACAAATAAATTGTATTTGGCCCACAGTCTATGAAATGTGCCGTCCTTCCTCAATAGAAGTAAAAGGTACAGAATGTTCGTATTTTTTCTTAGAAAAAGAAAATTGCAAATATTTCAAGAGTTATCCAGGAATGAAATATTCACAATTATGCAAAGTTGAAATCATTGAGGAATATCATAGTTTTATTGGAGATATGATGTGGCTTGAAAATATAAATACATCTACAGTAAGAGCTATTGATATTAAAATAGCCGCAGATCATTATTGGAATGGAGACATGACAAATTTACCCATAAAAGAAGTGCTATTTCAAGGCAAATATAAATTAACTCCACTTCCCTAAGAATGCAACAATGAAGAAAGAAAAAGCTATAGAACTTGTTACCAATCAACAAGGCAGAATAGAAGATATTAAACCATTTGCTGAATCAAGCAAAGATTTTCAAATTTGGAGAGAGCAAACTAAAGCAGTGATAAAAGCTGTTTTTGGAATCGATTCCGATTACTATAAAAGATTTAATAAGCAATCTTTTAATCCTAACTCATCTAGTGTTCGAGTAATTGTAGGAGATGAACTATCACCCGAATTTTCCTCTGAAGAAAAAAGAAAAACATATCTTCACGGATTAGAATGTTGTGATACTATGATGTCGGGAATGATTACAGAAATCAACACTTGGGAAGATGACAAGGATGACGTCATAAACGTAGAACATGCCATTAATGTAGTACAGAAAATATGTAACCGCTTTCATCAAGTAGCTCGTCAAGTAAGGCAACGCCATAGTAATCGAAAGACTATTGAAATTGAAGATGAATATGATGTACAAGATTTACTTCATGCCCTATTGAAAGTAGATTTTGATGATGTACGTGCTGAAGAATGGACACCAAGTTATGCTGGTAGTGCTTCCCGTATGGACTTCCTTCTCAAACAAGAGCAAATTGTTATTGAGGTAAAGAAAACTCGAAAAGGCTTAGTAGCAAAAGAGGTTGGCGAACAGTTAATGATCGATATAGAAAGGTATACTGCGCATCCCGATTGCCAAACTCTAGTTTGTTTCGTCTATGACCCAGAAAGTAGAGTTGCTAATCCTATTGGAATAGAAAACGATTTAAAAAGAAAAACAAACAATTTAAATGTCATCATTATAATAACACCCAAATAACATACAAACGCCCCATCCCGTCGCCAAACAGAGGATGGAGCGTTTAACAACAAGCTTCAATACTATGAAATTATATAAATACAGAGCTGATATATATAGAGATTTGTTGACTCTTGTCAATAATCAAATATATGCGCCAACCGTACAGAATCTTAATGATCCAGCCGAGACTATAGTCAATGATAGTAAGATGTATGAAGTTTTTAATCTCATGGAGAAAAGTGGACTTCCTATAAATATAGCAAAAGATAATTATGCAAAGATAATAGCACAAGCAAGAACTGAATTGGGAATATTCTCTTTAAGTAAAACAGTCGTTAACGAATTACTATGGGCATATTACACTAATGGACATAAAGGCTTTTGTATTGAATATGATTCTGAACAGCTACAAAAGTCTTTATCAAATGGACATTTGCACAGCGTTTTAAATGTTCAATATAAAAATGATACCCCAGAATTTTCAATGAATAGCATAACTAACAATTTAGTAGATGATACACAATTTATAAAATGCTTAATCGCTACTAAATCAATGGCATGGGAACGTGAAGAAGAAATTAGAATAACTTTATATTCCTCTGGCTTATTTGGAATATCACCCGAATCCGTCACTGGGATATATTTTGGCCTTCGAATGCCGGAATCAGACAAAGAACTGGTAAAAAACTCTTTGAAAGGTCGAAGTATAAAGTATTATCAAATGAAGCTAAAGCCTAATAGCTATCTATTAGAAGCTGAGTTAATTAAATAGAGTACTAAATTTAAGATGGAGGAATAATATGGAATGGAATAAACTATTAAACAACGCTTGGTTTCAAGGGGTTTCATGTTCATTGATAGCCACACTTATAGGATTAGCTGGAGAAGAATTTATCCAAATCCCGTGGCTTAGTACTTTTCTATCTAATGAACTAAACATATTCGCTTATTGGTTAATCATTATCATCATACTAACAGCAGTTTTAACTCGACTTTTGGTTTGGTGCATTAATCGCAAACCAGAATTTACCAAATATACACAAGATTTATTATGGGATTATGAAATCAGCTGGAGTTGGCATAAAAATAAAATGAGCAAATTGTATCATGTCAAAAACATACAAATCGTTTGTCCAAAATGCCATAATGGAGTAGTCACTTCTGATAACCCTGATGATCCCATATGTGGTATTTGTGGAGAACACTGTATCATCACCCCTCATGTAAAAGATATCAAAAACTATATTATATTAAAGGTCGGTCGTGATTTTCCTTTAGAAAAACATTTGGTAGAAGAACTAGCAGAATAAATAAAAGCCGGATTCCTCTGGCTTTTACTTTACCCTTTCCTCTTTAACATGTCCTTCCCAAAAGTACTATTCGCTCAGCATTCTTCGCATCAAATCCCTATTCTTCGGATCATCTGCATTAATCACCTCACTATCATCGTAGATATTCAGCTTCTTCCGTTCCTCCTCACTCAAATAAATAGTAGTAATAGCATCAGCCATGAGCATCTTTAGATTAGCATAGCTGATTCCCCACATGACATAATCCATCGTCCATCCATAACGCTGACAAGCAAAGTCTATCAATGTCCCATAGGTACTATTGCCTCCAAAGGTAACGCTGCTATTATCTTTCTTTACTGCGGCTATCCTGCTACGTTCTAAGCGTTCTTTGTCTATTCCAAAGTACTTGATAAACTCTTCTGTATTATCTCCGGACAGAACGATTGTAAATATGGTAGCGAGTTCTTCTGCTGCTAACTCAGAGAATTCCTTCGCTCGTACTTCCACCTTACTACCATCAAAGACATCTTCCTTCCGGTTGAACGTATAGTTAGACAGTATTCGGCAAACAATCTCCTTCTTTTCGGTACATAACCGAATGGCTTCCAAATATGGATTAGCAGATATCAGTCTGGCATCAGCCTCCAGGCTCCTGAACAATCTTGCCAGGTGATAAGTTATCCCCAACGTAGGAGGATATAAATAAAATTGCTGACTACCAATATTGAAACCGACAGGTCTCTCAATGATGGTATCAGCAATGTTCATTTCAAGCAATTCTTTATCTTCCATAGTGCTAAATAATTAAAGAGTGCCGGCTAAAGCACTCTTTTCTGAAAACAATCTTTTATTAACCTTCAGGTGCAGGAGCACTTGCGGTATAGGGTTTAACCTGATTGCCGGTAGCAGGTTTCAATGCGTCAAAAGTATATTTCCATTTCTTTCCTTCTGACGTATCGAAAGTATCTTCTACTGAAACTGTTGCCCGATCAATCAGAATCCCTTCGACAGACGAATCTTCAGGAGTAAGCCGGACAGCATATTCTTCCTTGACTACTCCATCCTCATCTTCGATAGGTTTACTTCTACCTTTGGCCGCGCGGATCTCGAACTCAAAAGCGTATGTATTTCTGGAATACTTCACCGCTTCATTTTCCCCGCCTTCAACCTTAGCTTCCTTCTTCTCTCCTTTGCTTGTCGTTAGTTTAGTAGAGTTTTCTACCGGATCGTATTCTAACTTATCCCATTTAGTAGGTGCAGCTCCATCAGCACCCAGCTTTCCAAATTCAATTTTGGGTTTTCCCCATGATAATTGTGCCATAATACTTATTCGTTTACTTGTTTATACAATAACTTGTTATTGATGAAGTGCTCGCTCTTACCGTTCACTTCCATTACCCTTTGTTTATCCAGCGTGAAACGGTAATCTTCTCCACGTTGCACTTCTAAAAGTTCAGCGGCCAGTTTGCAGAGTTGACGCAGACGGACTGAATTCTCCTCAGCCTGCCCATCACGTAGATTATCGGGAACATAGATATTCACATTTACAAAAGCTTCCTGAATCTGTCCTTTGCCATTGTCAAGCATAGAAATGACAATATCTTCCTTGCCTGAGTTAAGCGGTCTTAGAGTCTTGCTCAATTTCCCGGTAACAGCCTTCTCCAGTTCAGACCCTTTGATTATTTTGTAAACATCATCCTTTATTTCAATATCCGATTTCATCCTACTACCTGACTTTTAAGTTTCTCCATCATATGATAAAATTCAGCATGAGCCAACAGCTCTGCAGAAGCAAGAACAGACTTACTACCTTTAGCTTCTACATATTCGGCATAATGCATACCAGCAACGACAATCAGCACATATCCGCTTGAGTAGTTCTTAGCAAGTCTAACAGCTAGTTCCTTACCTGTTTTCGATCCTTCTGAACCACTTAAGACAGTTTCAAAGCCGGACGTCTTCACAATCTCCCCATGAGCAACAACGACATAACCAACAGAGCTTCGAAGATTTCCAGTTTGATTAAACCAGCTTTCTTCTTGTGATCTATCTCTAGCCTCTGTCACGCACTCATTACCTAGATTCGCCAAAGCCTGAATAGTAACCGAATCGATCTGTTTAGTTCCTGTATCAAACATAGCATTAATCTCCGACAATGATGTAGTCATTCTTATAGCCATAGTTTTGCATTTAATTGTCCTCTGTGAAAACCTTGAACCTGTTTTTCAGCTATTACGCACCCATTGTTTAATAGCCGGATAACATCACCTATCTTGAACTCTCTACAATTCTGATTCAGATAAACCACATATTGATACACATATACCGTACCATCTTCAAAAGTCATCTGATTAGCCTTATTGTTAAGTTCATACCGGCAGGGAATACTACCTTCAAAGAAAGATGTGCCGGGATGATAATCGCCTAGATAGTCTTCGTAGCCTTCGATGATTACCTGGTATTGCAATATGTGAGGTCTGAAATTAGGTATCATAGGAATGTACATTTAGGTTTGTTAGACAATTCATCCTTCAATCCATATTGTTTGCACAGAAAGAAATAATAGGATTTGATTCCGTCAAAATTCCAAGAGACTGAAACTCCCCCCTCTCCCATTGAAACGGGCCGAAGCAATAGAGAGGGGATGAACTTAGCCATCGCCACGGACACACGAACTTTATTGCTTGCATCTCGTTCAACATCTCCGTTCTCTAATCCAGCATCTTCTACAATATCCAAAAGGTCAGCCTCCGACAGTTGAATGCCGAAGGTCTGAAACTTCTGTTGTATGTAGTCGTTTGCCGTCATCTTAGTATGGTGTAATCAATCTACTATATGCAGTGTAACTATAATGCGTACAATGCTTCGATTTATATACGTATCGGAACGGACATTTAGGAACAGTAACCAGCTTGCTTTGAATAGCCGGACTTTCAGCAATAACAAATACAGGTTGCGGGGCTGTTAACACCAAGTAATCCATAGGAACGATTTTAACGACCTCGTTCTGAATCATCGGCAGACCAACATCAACCATCACGACATCTGATTTTGGCAAAATAGGTTCGCTAAAACTTGATGCCTGTACGCCCAACGAAACTAAGGACATCATCAAAAAGCCACACATGGCAAAAATAAAATTCTTCATCTCTTTACTTATTTATAAAATTAAACAATGGAAGGGTAGAGATACTACCCTATCCCTTTTATTCGATACCTAATGCTTCTTTCAAAGCAGAAGTCTTTTCTTCATCCAGTTCGCCTGCTTTAGAAAGAAGTGTTCCCTCTCTCATATTTGCAGTTACAGAAACACCGATAGACTTCAATGCTTCTACAACGTCTTTCTTTTCAAACTCCTGCTCGAAGAGAACAATCCCCTTAGAGGCTTTCTTCTCTTCGATAATTTCGGCAAGTTTGCGTTCCGAAAGGTCTTTCACACGGGCTTCGTCTTCAAAATCGAGGATTGTACCCGGATTGTACACTTCGCCAGTAAACTTGTCGCAGAAAATATCAATCACTTTAATCTTCATAGAATCCTCCTTATCCCTCCGGGATAGCGTTCATGGTTGATAAATCGAAATTCACAATCTTATTCGGAGAAGTAAACTCAGGAATCCACTCAGCAGTGTACTCCATGTATCGACCTTCTTCGTCACGATAGTTGCATACCGACATCTGACCTTCAGCGGTATTATAAGAACGTCCCGGAACCGGATCGGTCATAACATACGGCTTATGGTGGCGCATCTTCATCACCTTATCAGTCTGCAACAGGGTAATACGGTTATCAGCATAAATCTGCACGTTCTCGCCCGCCTGATTCTCTACATAGTCCTCCTTGATCTCGATAGCAGGAAGCCCGATGCCGGTAAATACACTGGAGGCCATCTGGTCAGTCACCAATCCAGCGTTAACCATGAACTCACGCTCGCCAAGAATCATCTTGAATTTATCCCCGAAATCGGAAGCACCTACAATGTTCTTCATGAATGTGCCACGAGACATAATCATCTTGGAGAACACACCGTATTTAGCTTTCAGTTTTTGAATCTCCTGCTGTAAGTAAGAGATAAACTTATCCTTTACTGCAGCTTCTGGAGTAAGGAAGTGGAACGGCAACTCGATATCAAGCAACTCGATATTTTCTTTGTTGTCAGCCAAGTGAACCTGTGCTTTACCAGTCATCAATAATCCAGGAACAACGATATCCATACGCTTGTGTGGAGCAAGTAAAATCTGACGATAATCATCAACAATAAAGTCGATAATCTCCTGTAAGATTGTACTTTGTTCTGCAGTATTGGCAACATTGAACTTATCAATGATATCCTGCAACTGCGACAAACGTTCGATATCCATTTGATAACGGTCGCCCAAGTAAGCGATTTCAGTATAACCGCTTCCGAGTGAACGCCTTTCCCTTAACGGTTTCTGATCGTTCTTGCCAATAATAGAACCAGCAACAACACCCGTTACTGTTCCAAGATAAGTCTTAAAAACACGGGTTTTAGTTTCCAAGAAATCTCCGTATTGCTTCCAATAGATTGTGTCCAATCTCATCTGAAGCACACGGTCGATAATCGCCTTAACGATTGCGGGGTCTGTGAATAAAGTTTGTATGGTCAAATTCATATCTAAACTTTTAATGATTAATACTCAAACTGGAAACGGCTTGTCAATCCCACCTTATCCAATTCATGGATCGGAAGAACTAACTTTCTTTCCTTTACCTCATAGGCTTGCATCAGGAGAGTACAAAGAACCGCTCCATCGTTCTCAACTTTCTTCGCATCATAAAGAACGAAGTTCGCTGTATTCTTCTTCACTGTGCCTGCTACTGCAGTCGCTTCAAATAAAACTGCATCCTTAGCGATATTTTCACCGAAAGCCGCTTCAATAGTCAGGACATCATAGCCCTTGTTAGTCTTGTCGATAGCGACTACTTTCGCTCCTTTTTTACCACTTCCAATAAACATGCCGACATAAGCCAGCGATTCCTTTGCAATTTTGATTGATAAAGCATCAGCTCCGGTCGTGTAGGCTTCTACAACCTTCACGTTGCGAACCGGAATCAATGTACGTTTTACCGAATCAGCCTGAACCGGGGTGAATACGGGTAAGAAAGAACCAACAACCAAATTGGCTATGTCCAACTTCCAAGGACCGCTCTTTCTCACACCTGTCTCAACACGGTAAAACTCTTCCGGTTTATAATCCGGTTTCAAGTCATAATGTGTACCTGCTGCCATTTAATTTACTTTTTAGATTCAACAATCGTTTTTGTACCTTCCGAAATCATACCAGCAATAGATTCGTTTTCTTTCTCAATCTTCGTCTCCGCTGATTCGGGAGGGTTCACACCGCTAAAGCCTATATTAGCGAGTTCCTGCTTTGCGTCCTTGAAAAAAGTATCTAAGTCCGCATCATCGGGAATCGCATAACGCTTTGCGAATGTTTCGGGAATACCATACTCCTTTGCCTTTGCCATAATCTGCTCCTGTCGGGTAGCCTGTAATTTTTCTTGCTTTAAAGCGGAAAGTTCAGTCGAAAGATTCTTATTTGAATCAATCAAAGCTTGTGCCCATGCAGGTACATCATCTTTCTTGTCTTCCGGCTTCGGATTTGGGTTAGGATTGGGATTCTCTATTGGCTTACCATCTTTAAGGTTATGCTTCTTCTCGTAGTTCTGGACAGAAGTACGGGTAGCATCCCCTGCACGGAAATCACCATAAGAATTTAACACGTCCGAAAAGCTGATACCCTCAACAATAGAGTTTACCTTTGTCTCGTCCGTTACACCCTCTGCCTTTTTAGTGGCAATTCGGGTGAGAATAGCAGCATCCACCCCAGTAAACTTGGTTTGGAGGCCCGCTAAGATTTGTTCTAAAATTGTCATACTGTATGAATTAAAATTTGAGCTTCAATTTGCAGAAGTAAAAATACCACCAATACAGATGATTAGTAAATATTTAAGCTTCCTATTCACGACAATAGAACCATTGTCGTGAATACGGTATAAAAGTAGGAAGTAAGTAGGTGGAAGGGAAATAATTAGATGGTGTAGAATTCACCAAGAAGAGATTGTGAAGAAATAGAATAAAAAAAACCGTGAACTAATAAAGGAACACGGCTACATTTTGAATTTATAAAAACTTATCTTTGAGACATTAGATACAATTCATCATAAATAACTTCCAGTTTTGAAGTATCAATATAAAACTGGGTTGCATTTTTAGGAAGTCCAAAGCCATCATCATTGCATCCTATAGGATTCCAAATGCAAGAAACACTATCCTCTGAAACTTTCTTTCCGAATTTATTATCTCTAATAAATTCCCATATCATCCGACCAATTCTATCATTCTTTGTTTTAGACATCAACCCATCTGCCCTCTGATTCTTCCTTATATAAAGGATAAAATCATCATTACCAATCTTTATTTCACTCATAGTATCAAAATGAAATTTATACTTAGTATTATATTTTTCAGTTTAAAATCCAAGCATTGCAGCTGGAGGAATATTCAATACCCGACAAAGAAGTCTTGCTATCTTCAATGTTGGCTCCGAACGTCCAGAAAGATAGTCATTAACACGTGAAGGGCTTATTCCGATCTCACCGGCAAGTTGTTTCTGCGTCATCCCCTTTTCTTCAAGAGATAATTCTATCAATTTCGCAACGGTCGGCTTTTCTATCGGATAATGCTCCTTCTCGTAAGCAATCACTATATCGGACATAACAGTGAGCTCCACTGCATTCTTATCGTTTGCAGGGGTGTTATCATCAACCAATGGCAAAAGTTCCTCTATTCTCGCCAGTGCAAATTCATATTGTTCTTTCGTTACTTTATTCATATCCTATATCTTAAATGGTTGAACAATCTATTTTATCATAATCTTTATGAGTACCAACCCAGCGAATGAAGACGTACCCAATTGTAAACTTAACAACGACAACCAACCGATAGTTGTTGCCTCTGATATTGAAAACGTAGTGTTGGTTGCCTACATAGTCAGCAGAAAGAAAATCAACCTTTATATCAGACAAATTTTTCCATTCGGCTTTTTCTGCTATATCATACCAACGCTCTAAGGCTATGCGTGAATCTTCATAACCTTTGGTTTCATAGAAATCTTTCAGCTTTTTATGTGATACTATTCTCATACGTTGTTCATTTGATACAAAAGTACTAAATAATTTTGAATTATAAAACTATTATAGCATAAATATTTTATAATATCGAATTATACACAATAAAAAAGCGGGACTGAAAAGCTCCGCTATCTATTCACAATTAACCAAAAGTCATTCTTTTGTAGCAGAAATCACCTTTTCATTTTTCAAACTCTGTTCTTCCTCGATTTCTTTCAACTCTTCATCAATTCTATCAGCATTTCCAGCAAACATAATCCCCTCACGCCTGGACCATACTCCGCCACCCACAGCAGAAACGGCAGTAGCCACCTTATCGTTCAAGTCATCAATCATAAAAGGAACCAAGTCTGTCTCGATATCAATCGTCTGTGATGCCTTGTTGAACTCAGTTGGATTAATCTCCCCTAAAGCGGAAACAAGGAAATTGACCCTTCGTTGCAGAAACTCTCCTATCACCTCTGCATGATTACTTACGCTCATATGGGCACCCATAAACATGAAACGGAAAGCGGTTCCTGATGCTTTGCCTACGCCCTTCAATGTCTCAAAGGATATTCTTGGAGTATTGGACATATCATAAGCGTTGTTCGTAAGTGTTTCGGCTTCAAAACGTATTGTTTCTGGGACTTGGTTCCACGTCAAATATTGAGCATCTGCACCTTGCCCGGTAAGCTTCACGATTTTGTCTTTATTCTTCCCGACAAAGCCTTCCACATCACCGACTAATTTTAGCAATGGGAAAAAATGATAATCTATGCAATCGGCATAATTGGATAACAGTTTCTCTAATCGGACACGGAAGGTCTTTATCTTCTTGCAATAAGGTTCGGGACGATAGGCATAGAGAATCGGCAGTTTGGGGAATCCATGAGCGAAAGCTATTCTTTCTTCGTACCCCTTAGATAAATCCCACTGATAAACCATCTTGTCCGTAATAGTCATAAAGCAGATGACTTCCGAATCATCCATGAGCTTCTTTTTGTACTCACGTGAGAAAGCAATCATTTTACCTTCATCGTTGAAGAACGGATAAAGCTTATCCCCACGGAACGGAGACCATAATACGCTTTTCAGCTTCTTGGTAGGTTTTACCTTGCCTCCGAATGTAGTCTTAACTTTCTTCCAGAACTTCGCCCAGAACGAATCATCATCGGTTACGTACCAATATTCCGCTACTTCCTGCTCGGATAACCAGGCACGAACTATCTTCTTATTCTGGTATTTGATTTTATTGGACTTGAATACAGCTTTGACCGCATCCAACAGCTTCTTTTCGTCATCGTCGGTCGGAGTACAATCCATAGACGGTTCTGTGCCGACCGTGAAAGCTGTTTGAATGTTCACTATATCCTGTTCCAATGGAATAGAAATACGGTTTACCGGTTCGTCCTTGTACTTCGCTTCAATTTCGTATGTTTTACCGGTCTCTTCATCGAAAACTTTCTCCGCTTCTTTTTCAAGCACTTTTCTGTCTGGGTACTTCTTTTTATCCACCATGATTTCATGGCGTTCGGGATTCCAGTCGTCCCAAAGTTCACAACGGTCGGGGAGCTCGGTTTTTCTACCTTTCTTCAAGTAGCTTATTTTCTGCCCGATGTCAGGCAATGCTAATATTTCTTCAAGCGTTAATGGCATAATCTATATTTTTAGTGTGTGAATATTCCAGTTAAATCTTTCGGCTTCAAAATACGTCCCAAAATATGTCCCAAGATATAATATCTAATAGGATCGATACAGTGATTCCAAGCGTCTACCGGCTCATTGATATAATGCCCGTCTTTATCTTTATCCCAAACATATTTACGGAGTTCCTCAATGATATGGTATGAACGTTCAGTAACGAATAGTTCCATCTCATGTATCTTGTCAATACCGGCTTTAATAGAACCAGGGAATTTATCTACCGGATAGATGTTCACACCCCTATTTTTGATTTCCTGAATCAAACGAGGGTCGGCACTATCTCCGTAGACTTTCAGCCCCCACGGCTTCAATTTTTCGGCAATGGCATTTGTGAGCATTCCTGTTTCATAGAACAACTCATCCACATAGAGTCGGTTGTCTACGATGCCACAACGAATACCTGTTGACGGGTCGTTGGTATAACCCCAGTCGGAAGCAAGAGCCACTTTCTTTGCCCAAGTCGGGAACTCTTTTACAATTCCCCATTTCTTAAACACAGCACCTTCCGCAACATCAGCCCAGCGGCCGATAACCACGTGAGCATACTTTTCAGGATTACTCACCTTCATATCCTCCACTTCTTTCAGGAACTCCGGTGAAAGATTATTCAAATTATCCTGATAGGTAGTATGGATATGAAGTACATTCGGGTGAGTGGATACTTGAACCTGCACACCGTCAATCTCTACAAGTTTGTGAGTGTTCTCAATGTATTTCTTATAGATAAAGTGATTGGAATCGCACGGGTTCATTATGATAATAATCCGGTTCTGAATACCCTTCTTACGGATGGAGAGCATTATTTTATCGAACTCTTCCTCATTCGTCCACTCCTCCGCTTCATCACAGACGAAAGTGGTAATACCTTGGATGGATTTCAGTTTCGCCGTCTGATTCCCTGAAGAAGTTTTGATACCACGGAACATAATACGGCTCTTTGTCATCTTGTTAACTATATCCGTTTTGGTGGTCTTGAAATACTTGATTGTTCCATCAAGTTCTATCTTCTCCATCATTTCGGGGATGATAGACATACCGGCAGAAACCATCGTGTAGCGGGTGTAGAGAATCTGATGAACAATCTTCTCGGCTTCCGTCATTTCAAAGGTCAGCCGTTCGATGAAAGTGGAAGCATTAAAGGACTTGCCAGAGCCGCGACCACCGGTGATAAGGATAATGAATTTCTCATTATCGGTGTACAGAGGGTGGTATATCGCCTGGGGTTCTATCATTTCAGTTTGTCTTTAATCCATGAATCAATACTGATACCGTGGTTTATGTCGGTAGGAATGTCAGCTTCTTCGTCAAGCTTACGCTCTGTTTTCTTCCAATCTTCATCATAGTGGTACAGAATAACTGATTGAGCCTGTAAACTCGGAGCAAGTTCGCTTATTGTTTCTTGAACAATGGATTTATCGGTAAGCGTTACCCATCCGGTCCCGCCACAAGCTGGGCATTTTTCATCTTCTCCCATGCAGTGGCATTTCTCTTGAATGAATCTACGGGTTTCACTCTTAACCTTTATTCCCCCCATAGCCATTGCAAGGTATTTTGCCCTTACGGCTGCAGTAATCGTTGCCCGCCCACGCACTAATACTTCACTTAATTCTTTGTATTGCCCTTTCTTCTCACAGAACTTTTGCGGTGACAATCCAATAGCCAAAGCTATTTCCTTATCCGTGAATCCCTTTTGGGCATACTTTTCTATGAGAGAAAGAAAGTCTTCGCTTGTATAATCAAACTTAGGCTTTCTTCCTCCACGACCTTTTATATTTTGAGATTCACTATTTGGCATATCAATCTATCCTTTCTATTTGCTCATCAAAGATTTCTCCCTTGATAAACTTCATCCCAACATCATATCCGAATCGTTCACAGAAAGCAGCTTTCGCCTCATAGGTATCAAAGGACAACATCACATAAGCATCCATATCCTCAGCTTGCTTCTGTGCATTCTCCTTGACCTGTTGCTTGACTTCTTTCATGTGGGCTACTTTTTCGGCACGCTCCAACTGCTTGGCGGCTTTATCAGCTTCTTTCTGTTCGGTGACGGGTGACATCATATCAGACAAAGCATTAGCAATGGAGCTTTCTTCTTCTGTCTGTAATAGATAATCAACGCCAATCGTGTTTAGGTCGGCATTGGTCAAGCCCGCGTCTTTCCAATCAATGTCAGGAACAATCTGTGCAAGAGCATTAAAATCCCAGGTACCTTGTGCGTTTGGGTTATTCAACAGAATATTTAGTTCCTTCTCCTGCTTTTCGTCCACGTCAATGACATCGACACGAATACGATAGTCGTTATCGGGGAATTTCTGCAATTCATCCATGACAGACAAACGCTGATGCCCACTGACTACGGTTAACCCGGTTCGCTTGTTCACGACAATTCCACCTACCAAGCCGAACTTCTTAATACCACGCTTTAATGTTTTGCGTGATTCATCAGAAAGTTTTCTCGGATTATAATTGGCAAAGTGAATGGCAGAACGGTTAAGCTCTACTGAATCACTCTTTATATACTTACTTAGTTCCATTATCATACTCAAATAAAATTCTTCCACTCATTGGAAACGCCTTAATTATCTTCTGTAAGTCTGCTGGATAGTTACTACGAAGCCAAAGAAAGCAATCAATATTGAAACCAATACCATTACTTGCCTTATTGCCATATCTTACCGGCTCAGGCAGGTTATTTTGTTTCATATAAGCAAGAATATCCTTTTGCGTCCAATCTGCTAAAGGATAACACATACCATTATTCTCATACCCCTTTTCTTCGTAACCATTCAACATTAATCTACGATTCATACCATCGGCTTTCTTCATACCCAAGAAGGTGTAATAAACATCATGCTTTAACTGCATGGCTTTCACGACATCGGCTAGTTTAAGTAACTTCACATCAGGGTTAGGCACGCAATACATACCGCCTCTAAGAATATAAGTAAGGTTCCAGTGAGGTACTTGTGTTAGTTCAACCTTCGGATATCTAGCTTTAGTCCAGCCGATCCAACGGTTGATATGTTCTAAGTCTTTGACGAAGTACATGAACACGCAGACAATACGATCAAACTTTGGATAGAGTAAATCAAGCAGAACAAGCGAATCTTTACCCAAGGATAAAAACAGTAAAGCCTCACTCGATCTTTCTCGAATGAGGTCTATATACCGGTTCGCTTGTTCTACCTTATTCATGGCTAACCACCCGATAGTCCAAATGAAGTGCGAAGGTCACTATAACGCTGTCTCCGTGAACCTAACTGGGACGTGCCTGCCGCACCTCCTCTTCTTGCAACTAATCTACCGCCTGCACCTGCACCATTCATATTCCGGCGCGGTCCAGATACTCTGTTTACTCTTTTTGCGACTCAGCAATAAAAATTTAAATTAAACAATCAATCTATATGTTTCTCTAAGACTTTACCTAGTGCATAATCAATCTGTGCAGCGAGATACTCTTCACCTTGATGCTCATAAACAATATCTTCGTCATTCTCATCTGTTAGAATTGACGCTTCTGCGTTCTTCACCTCTACAATCATATAAGGACGTTTCCCCTTATATTCGCCTGTAAGAAATTTAATAGCATCATACTTAATGGGATTTAGTTCAATTTCACCCTCTTCGGGTAATTCTTCGTCCACTTTATATTCTTTACCACCACATAGGTAGGTGATATACTTCTTTGCATTGGTAGGTCTGATTTCACGGTATTCATGCGTTTTCTTACCAGCCAGTATTTCATCAAAATACCTTTGCTTAATACTAAGCGTCAAAATTTCCATAATCGTGTATATTTTATAAATTAATAATTATTGTTGCGGGACGAGGATTCGAACCTCGGACCTCTACCAAGTCAAAGTAGCAAGCTGACCACTGCTCTACCCCGCGATAGTATCCCCAAAGGTACTACCACAACCAAAGATAACGAAATATCTTCAATCGTTATACACGACAATCGACTTATTGTCGTGAACTTAGCCATTGATCCCGTCTTTCTCTGCACGCCTCTAAGGTAGGCGCACAACAAGAAAACAACTCACCGTCTTCTGTACGATAGTCGTACTGGTACATTCTCACTCTCTTACCTCTCAACTTGGTGTTGTAAGTGCAATAGTTCTCTTTACCGGGTTGGCATACACTGCAACCGTTTTTGTTTATTGAGTTCATCTTGATAATGGATTTAATTGATTAAAAGTCCAGCCGGCTTGTTTTAGCTTCTCTAAACCATCGGGTGATATTGCGTAATCAACTGGATGCGCAGAGCTATCACCAAAACCGCCCGTATAGAAAGTATCTTTATGAAGAACACCAAGCGATTGAATTTCTTTCACTTTAGATGTAGTGTTACGCCAAAGCCATTCTCTATATTTAGAATCACCTTCTTTATCAATGCTAACATAATATCCCTGTACGCCATAGTAACAAAATTCAGAGATATGAATATATTTCGCTTTCTCAACTATCTGTTTTTGCAGCCATTCCTCGGTTCTGAAATTATCTTCGGGTAAAATATAAACCTCTTCTATACCTAAGCCTAAGTTTTTATTTGGCGCAACTTTTTGAGAACGTGGCATCACTTTGTATGTCCACTGGTTATCCGTATGAAATAGTTTCGGATTGTCAAGAATAAATTGCATTAAATCGGTCTTGCTCACTTTCAGTTCTTTTGCCAGTTCGGGTATAAGGCAATATTTCTTGTTGTTCGCCATTTTAAGCAAATCAACTCTTCTTTTGATCTCTGCTATATCCATAATCATTCACCTTTTAATTTTCTGCCACACATTGGGCAGTAGTTAATACTAAAACTATAATATCCAGTTGCACTACCCCAAGTTAATGGTATATCAATGTCTGCGCATAGATTTTCACCATCATAACTCAAATTACACTCTTTAGACCTGTGGGTAACAACTTCTTCTTGATTGCAGAACTTACACCCTTCGGATTCTTTAGGATGAGCATCTGCCCATGTAACGCCAGAACCAAACATATTTATCATATCAGTTCTATCAAATCCCTCTAAGCTATTCAAGCTACCTACTGTTGCACTTGCAGCAAGTTCTATTTCTTGTCCTCTATCCATAATTATTTATTTACAGTTTATAATTTCATTTATCTGCTGAATCTTGGACTCGCAAATAGATATTTTTCTATTATAGAATGCTATTGACTGTTCTTCTGCAAATATCAATTCTTCTAAATCTTTCTTGTAATAGTTCAGAACGAAAGTTCTACCATTATCATTGAGAATATCCCATACACCAAAGAGGTTAACAAAGTTGTTATAAGGATTTTGAAGATTCTTACCATATCGTATACAATCAAGCCATTCGACGCCTTTGTAACTACCACCCTGAATAATCAACGTACCTGTGTCGTTTTTACGGTACGACCACCCCATGTCGCTACCAAGACCATCTGTTTTATTTAGCTTCACGGTAATAAAAGATAGAAATTGATCCATCCGAATCACACCACCTGTTTTATTTATGCCATAATTATCAGGTAGTTTTTTAATTATATCACTATTTAGTAGTTGAGTTGAAATTGCTATCATAATCGTGTATATTGTGGTAGCCCGAAGGCTACCGGTTAAACTTAGAACTTCTCGATTTTGAGATTGTCATTAATGATAAACCTACGACCGCACTCACAAATAACATGAGTATCTGTGACTCTCTTTATCACCCTTACTACATCTTCATGTACTATACAAGGTGTGCCATCTGCATAGTGACCGTTAGCTAAATCACCTGAAACTCTATACCTCAAACCAATTTCTATTTCTTTTGTATTCATAATCTTCTATATTGCGCAGGGCAAAAGCCCTGCCGGTTAAACTTATAATATTTGAATTTCTTTGTTACCTATCTCTGTATCTACACTTAGAACCTCATATTTTTGAGCCTTGTAGTTATAAACGACCTCACAAGTATTGAAGCCTCTGCCATCTTCTCTTTGGTCATAAACAGTATCTATATGCTGATACATCTTATTGCCTAACATAAAGTTTACCTTACCTGTTGTATTAAATATAAATGCTACTGCGTAAGCTAATGTTTTTTTTGATTCAATCTTCTTTGTTGCCATAATCATATATCTTTTAATTGTTATTACTTCTTGTTTGATGATGCAAAGATAAAGAAAACTTTATCAAAAACAACATATTTGATATAGTTTTATTTATCAATTAAGAATATTTAATAAATCAAACTTTATCAATATTAGGTTATATGATAAAGTTTGCATTACTTTGCGGAGTCATCAAAATAAAGTTTAATTTATGGACTTACGAATAAAAGAAATAATGAGTAAACGCAATGTTACCTCTGCTTGGTTGGCAGAACAGGTTGGTATCTCAAAGGTAGCCGTCAGTAACATTGTAACAGGTAAATCATATCCTTCTCTTGATACGCTCAAGAAGATAGCTGATGTTTTAAATGTTTCAATTATAAAACTAATTGGAGAGGATGATGGAAATTGCAGATTTTACGACAGTGACGTAAATGGAAAGTATAAATGCCGTTTTGTCCTTAGTTCCAATGTATCTAATATGAATTGGAATATGTCTTATGAATACACTACACAAGTCGCCCCCATAGCTGGAGACATATTAGATTTTTCAGCCTTTCATGGTTGGGATGATACCATTATAGCCGACTGTGGAACTAAATACTTTATCGTTGATAAAAGAATATTATACCCTCTTCCAGACCATGAAGCATCTGAGGATGATATGGTTTTGTTCATCTCTCCATATAAAAAATAGAAAACAGATAAGCCGGAGCACTAAACTCCGGCTTTCACTTGATTAGCCCTTTGAATTTTAAACGATTCACGATTTCGGTGTAAAGATACTCAATATTCCCGCTAAAATCTCCATAGTTCTGATACAGAAACACGACATCAGCGCAATTGTCGGAAATAGTACTCTTTGATTGAACCCCCAACACCCTTGACATTTCCTCACGTAATCCGGCAGTCATTTTCCCACCGGCAAGAGAGCTTGGAGAAAACAGGTACAAGATTATGAATATAAATTTCTTCCGTTGAGTAACGCTGTCAATGTTTGGCGGGCATCCTCTTTTATTCATAATTTCAACGAATGTCTTATAAACTTCTTCGATAAGGCTTTTGTCTCTCAAAATCGGTGAAGTCAAAACGTTTTCTTCCTCTGTAAGTTCTGACTTCTCAATACGAATCTTTTTAAGACGAATTATTTTATTAAAATCCAGTTCCATAACACGATTATTTTAAAAGTAAATAGTATATTTGCATCATAATCGTGTAAGATTTGGGAGAACTAATGCTTGGTCGTGCTCGCAGGTTCTCCCTTTCTATTTTAAAGACCTATCCCTTTTAAGAATGGTTTTGTTTCTCTTGTCAACTTCCCTACTCCATATTGAGGCGTTATAGATAGAAGTTGCATATAATCTCAATTCCTCGCTATTAGCAAGAAAATCTACTCGTAATGCCATTTTCATTGATTCAGCATACAAGTTTTGGTCGATATTATTATCCATATTAGTTATTGATTTTACTTTCTAAAAAATATATCTCCCGAAATAGATCGGGCTGTATCATCACCAGTTAACCGGATGTATCGAAAGAAGTTCTGTTCGGTCCGATGCCCGGTGAGCTTCATTATCTCGAACGTCTTCATCCGTCCTGTTAAATACATATTTGTTGCTGCACTCCTCCTTGCAGTATGGCTACTAATCAGCTCCCACTTTTCACGAGTAACAGTTTTCAGTTCGCCGCCCTTGGTGAACGAATAGGTAACTAAGTCATTCAATCCGATTTCCTTCATTATTACTTTCAGATACTTGTTGAAGTACTGAATGCAAAGACCGCATGGAACCTGACCGGCATACTTTGAGAAAATTTCCCGCACATAATCATGTGCCGGGACCTTAACATCAACGTTCGTTTTCTTTGTCCGGATCACAATATAACCATTTATTAGGTTCTGACTTGTCAGTCTCGAATAGTCTGAGTAGCGAAGAGCGGTAAGACATCCTAGTATGAACATGTCTCTGATTCGCTCTTTTGCTTTCCGCTTATCTTGATTGACAAACTTGTAGTAGTATATTCTTGTGATCTCATTCATCGAAAGGAACACAGCGTTTGTTGGTTCAGTCCTCAAATCAATCTCATCGTAGGTATAATCTACTGCATAGTTGTACTGAGATGCTCTACGCACAAGTGATTGAATTTTCAGAACGTATCCGACAATGGTATTATGTCGAAGTCCTTGGTCTTCCAGATAGATGATGAAATCGTCCAAAAACTCAGCCGTCACCGAATTGGTGAATATGTCACAATCAAACTCTGAGGAGAAGTTATCAATGTGTTTTATGATCGCATCGTAAACGGCTGCATAGTGCTCAGACTTGCGTCTGCTGCGCTTTTCAAGCACATCCCGGATAAAGTCAGTGAATAATATGCCTTCTAAAGGCTTCTCCTGCCGGAAGTGATTAATGTAGTCCTTACGCACTTGGGCGGTCCGGACCGGTTGTGATAATTGTAATGCTTTGGCTGTATCATTTTAAAGGTTTATCACTGTTTTACAAAATCGGATTTTCCGATTTTACTTTAGATTTAACTATCCCATATTATGAAATGTAGGCTGGCCAGCTCAAATATATGCACTTCATTATTTTATTGGAACATTCATCTTTTAAAATAATTTCCTACCTTTGTATCCTAACAAAATGCTATGAACAAAGAAGTATATAGAAGGTCTTATGAATTAATTAGTGAATATTCTCGTTTCACGGATTCAATTAGAAAGAGAAGTAAATCTCAAATTACGATAAAAGAACTATTTGATTTAAAGTCCGTTCTTTCAAACGTGCATAATATATTGACCTCAATAGCAACATTAGCTACAGCTAATAAAATATCAGAAATATTGTCTTTTAATGAGGAGCAAAAACTTAATTTAATTTCCTCAGTGGAAGAAACGAAAGCAAATACAAATGGATTTGACATTAAAATAGATGATCCTAATAAAATTCTTGTTGAGGTCAAATGCAACATGCTACTTCATGATAAAAAGTTAGGGCAACAACAGATTAATAGTATTTTAAATGATGCCATAAAGCTGCGAAATGAACCACCAAAAAGAAGAAAAATTGATTTTAAAACAGATGATTACATTAAAGTCATAGTCCTTGTTGATTCTTATCATGATAAATTAGATGCTGTCATAAAGCAGATTACTAAAGAGGTAAGATGCAAAGAAAACACACGAGAAACGCGAAAGGAACGTATGGAAATAAAACCATACATAAAACCACTTTCATCTTTAGCAGAGATTAAGAATACGCAAGATACGGCATATATATACCTGACAACTATCTCAACTGAAGATATGGAGAATGAATTACAAAGATTAATTTCAAACACATAATACCCTTCTTTATCTTGGTTATTCATTAAAAGATAACTTCTCCAGTTTCTCAATCTGTTTGCGAAGAGAAGCGATTTTCTTTTTTCTCATACCCTCTGCTTTGTTTAGTGCTTCGGATTTATCGAGGAATGCATCCTTTCCTATGTAATAAAAAGAATATGCACTATCCCTTACATAGTTAGAAGAATCTTTGAAATTGGATTTATGAATTTCTGTTTCCACTTCCTTTATGCCCGATGTCAGGGCATATCTTGTTATAAATACTTTTGCCATAATATTTCTTTCTTTATTGTTATGATAACTCTACTATTTCAGGTGCAGGAGTGATAAGTTCTGTCACTTCCAGATTTATTTCGTTTATTACGATTGAAACTACTGCGTCGGGTTCGCAGGTTTCAAGTTCTTTTATTAACTCTTTTGCTGTCATATTATTCTTGCCTTTCTATTTATTAGTTAATTTTCACCCAAATATGAGAACCTGGTAAATCTGACTTAGCTGACATAACATGAAATGCTAATACTTTTTTCACATCTACGCGGTTTCCTTTGATTGTTCTCTTAACTTTTTCAGCACTCACAAAATAAGTGTATTCACGCTCACCGCTTAGATGTTTGTTAAGAGCTTCTTTTGCGTCAGATTCCTCTTTAAAAACATCATAAGAATATGCGTTATAGGTCCGTTCTCCATTCAATTTAAATTGTAGCTGATAAAAGACTTCATTTGTTTCTTTATCAAATGATTTTCCTATTCTTATCTTCATTTCTTATTGGATTTGAGGGTAATTATTTTTCTTCATCCTTCAAAAAGCCACTCCGGTCAGGATATACCTTTTGTTCCAGTTTCTCCATTTCTTCAATAGCTTTATAGGCGTTATTTATATCATCTTCACGATAGGGATTATTAGGATTATCGCCAAATAAACCATATATGACCTTGTATGAGAGCATGTGAGCACGTTGTCTATCAATATACTTTTGCTCACAAGTTGCAGTTCCGTCAAGCGTACCTCCAAGACTATTTGTAACAGTCATAAGCCTTGCTAACAATTCCTTTTGAGTTTTATTCATTACTGTATTGTATTGATCGTCTTCCCGATATCAGGAAAACGTTTTGGTTATTAAATAAAAAAAATAGCGATCTGATAAACCACTATGCGAGTATCATCGCCGGGACGATCCTTTTAGTTCTATGACGTTAAACATTTCTTTTACACGATCAGCGATATAATCACCGTATTTGTTTCCAAACTCTGTATTTGGATCGAGATTGGTCGTAACGTGGGTAATAAACTCCCTTCTGACTTCATATCGAAGTTGTAAAATGGTTTGTATGACATTTATCCCGGTCCCGTAATGCTTTGAATCTGTAGGTTCACGTCCCAATTCATCAATAGCCAGATTACACATGTATTCACGATCAGTAAACCGAAATAGCCCGTTCATACCTTTCTCTGCATACATGAGAGATATTTCTACTGCACTAGTGAGTCTAAAGCCTATGTGATCGTTATTACATCCGTATCGTAAACGGTTGATCTTGCCTAGATAACGCTGTAGCCCTTTTATCAAAACAGACTTGCCAACTCCAATAGGTCCCCATAAAAGCAAGCCTTTTGAGGAATCAAGCATCCTACTTCTGCCTAATACATAATCATACAATTCGGATAATAGGACCTTGTTGCGTTCGTCAATGATAAATCCCGGTTCTACTTCCTTCATGGAGTTAATAAACTCTTTTTTCCAGAAGTGTTCTACTCGATCCTCATTCCATGTTATCTCCTTTCCTTTGATGTGAAATTTAACCAAAGGAGATTGATTTGATTCCGGCTGACTTGGTTTCATTGGAGGAATCAACTCCCCGACTGTTCTTATTGCTTCCATTCTTTTTTTCTATTTGAAAATCATTCTTTTCCCATGTCCTTACTGCTGCCTTCCAGTCTTTCATCTTAGACCGCCCGACCATCCAACCGTTAGAAGTATAATGATCCAACCACTTCTGTGGATCAACATTGTTTTTTCTTTCTATGCAGTAGGCAGAAACTTCTTCAATAGATGGAGGAATAAACTTTCTAGTTTTTACGGTTTCCCCTATATTATCTTTTTGTTTAGTTTCTATTTTAGTTTTATATATATAGTCTGGCGCATTGGTTGGCTGATTGGTTCCCATATTGGTTGGCAGATTGGCTGGCTCATCTACTGTCTTTTTGGCTGGCTTATCTACCGGAAATTTTACGGTAGTTGAATTCACAATCGAATTCTCAAAAGCTTTTTCAAAAGAGTACAATCCTACCACCCTTTTACTTTTACCGGATTTATAATAAACTAGTCCTGCATTAATCAAAGAAAGCCTGGCACGGACGAGAGTTTTCTCATCAATATTAAGAGCACAACAGAGTTCAATATTCGAGCAACTGAAAACGTCCTCCCAACCCTCGCTGTTACAAACGGCAACTAATTCGTAGAATAGTGCCTGTTCGGTAGCGGTAAGTCGATTACGTCTTCGTGCTTTTCTCATTTTTTCTGTTAATGTATATCCGTCCATAGTTTAATACGCATGAATACAGATTCTTTTACTATCAGCGACAAAACGCCGTTTAAGCTTATAACAGTAGGCAACACGTGGATTCCCTTTAGCTGTGGGAACAATAGTTCCATTGTTGTATTTTGCGCAAGTATCTGGGCGGATAACTTGCTTGTCTGATTTCTTCTTCATATCTATTTTTCTTTTAAATAATCTGTTACTACAGCGATAAACTCCTCCAAAGACCGACAGACAACATACTTATATCCGTCCTTTACTATCTTAGATTCCCATTCCTTTTGAGAATCGCTTTGAGTACCTTTCTTTGTTTTGGTTTCAATTAGGAGCGCCCCATATCGGTGATTACTCTTTAACAGAATCAAGTCAGCTACTCCGGCAAGTACGCCCTCAGCTTTCAGCTTGGCACCCGTAACAGCGTCTCTTCTTCCGCCATTTGGAACTGCGAATAGATTGTGCCGCATAGATGGGTATTTCATCCGGAACCACTCAACCATAGATACCTGAATTTTATGCTCTTCATCTTTTGGCTTCTTGCGGATATTTTTGCCGCAATACTGGGCTTTCATTTCTTCGAATGTCATATCAACCTTTCTCCTTACTCCTTTGGAGTTTCTTTCTAGTTTTACGAATCATATCTTCATCTCTCAAATTATATCCCCTAATGAGGATTTCTGACGTTTTCAAGCATCGGACTATCGTCTGATATTCTTGTTTGGTGATTGTTATTTTCATGTGGGGCAGTTTAGGAGTCGAACCTAAATAATTGCATTTGCAATACATAAAGCACTTCGTACGCTTTCTTTATGCTCTCTTTACCATTGAGAATACCTCCCCATGTTTGCCCGCCAATCTTCATAGACAAGCAGGCTGGGGTAAAAAGGTTAACAAAGCTATCTCAATAGCTCACTCTTGCGGATTATAGCCCTACCAGTAACGATCGTGCTTTCCGTATTATGAGATAATGTACTTTGCTTAATTCCTATCTGATCTTCGGATAAATAGCGAAAGATACCCGTTACCGAGCCAAAGTAATAGTTCCGCTTCTCGAAAATCAGGTAGACATGGATTACTTTAGTTTTTCGCATTTCGCATAACTTTTATTTCAAAACTACCAAATAACAGATATTTGGAATTACACAAACTCTTTGTTACTTTCAATCTCTTGCTGAGCATAAATCAGCATTTGATGTTCATTTGCGGCAGGCAGATAAATACCCGCTTGCGCTGCACTCCAATTACGAAAACGATCAATAGATATAGTCATTTCTCCTGTTGATAATTCAGCAGAGCTACGTAGATAGGTTACTTCTTTACCAACCTTATTGATCGTCTTTCGTTCAAACAAATCACGGTTGCATGTCCTTTTATAAAAGTCTATTTTGGCTTCATCAAGGCTGCAACCGTATTCACTACCAAAATACCCTAAAAGAAGATGCAAATAAGAATTTTGGGCAAGTGTGCGGTTGGGCAGTTTCTTCTTCACTTCCACCACCGCACGCTCTTTGAACAACTTATTTACATACTCCTTGAACTTGGGTACTTGGTATTCATTTTTCAAGTCGAACAACATACACTAAATTGGTAAATGGATTTCCTCCATTCTTGGATGGTATTTGAACAGTTTGTCCGATTTCAATAAGTTTCCCTGTTTTTTGATTTGCCATAATTAATCTACTGTTTCTTTTATTAAATATTTAACTAAATCCCTGTATTCCGCCCATTCGAGAAATGAACGAAGCAAATTCCTATTATCCCATTCCATCCCATCATACCGGTAGCAGGTTATCGCAGGAGAATATCTTTCAAGCGGTAACCCTCTTACATCATATCCATGCTTGTCTATTTTATACCCATCGAACACAAATAGGTCGAAATGGAATATATCCGCTTTAAAAATCTCAAGATAAAGCCGCCATTGGCAAGAATTGATATAGTCAGTATCAGACGGGTAAGAATACTTAGTCTTTATATCCCGTATCTCTATACCGTCTATCATATCAGCGCATCCGGTTATGACAGCATCTCCAAAATCTTTGTAAATGCGTATTTCATGGAAAGCGTCGGGGTGTTCGTTGCGGTAATCCATTGCGACCTTACACTGATTCACATCCAAAATAACACCGAAGCCATCAATATTGAATTTGCGTCCACAAGGAACTGGTTCTTTCTGTTCTTTTCCATAGTAAAGGAAGGTACGTTCCCCGGCAGAAACTTTATCACACACAGGCTTCCCCGTTTCCACAATGGAGTGGAAAGCGGTGCCTATGCGAGTGTATTCATTTCCGGCAAATACACCTGTTATGCTTTCTATTACAGATTGCTCGGTAATTTCATAATTGGCATATTCGCTCTGTTCAATGTACTTTCTGTATGCTTCGAGTTGTGTAACTCTTATAAGAGGCTTAAGCGGCTGCATCTTTTACGAATTTCTTGTTTTCGTACTTATACCCCTTGGATGCAAGGTTAGACTTCATTTCAGAGAAAAACGGATACTGAAGTACGTGTGGCAATTCTTTCATTGCTTCGATGAGTGCAGCTATATCTTCATCTGTCATAGCGGATGCAAGATTATCTCTAAGAACAGCAAGCATCTCATTGGCTTTCTTCTGTTCCTCTGATTTATTTTGTATTGCTTGCTTTACTGTAGAAATCACATTTGCCATAAATGTAGAAAAATCAGCACTAGATGATTCAGGTATTTCCATCATCTTTAATTGTGCTACGTTTTTCCCAATAAAAGTATCAGTTGGTTCGAATGAAATAGTGCGCTTACCGTTTACCTTAGATATATATCCTACCTGATCAGCAATACGGAGAAGTAAATCCTTACTCTGTCCAGTACAATCCGGTGAATGCTTTATAATGTCACCCTCCGCTACTTCTTTATCATGGCAAATAAAAATAATGTCAGAACCATTAGAACGAAGCTGATTAACAAATGATTTGAAGTCTTCGGCTATTTGCCCAAATCTCTTTAAAGTATTGGTTGCTAACTTGTAGTTGTTTTTTATAGCAAAATTCATCAGATAATCATCCAAGCACGCTTTAGCAGTATCGCAAATGATAGTACTATAAGACTTCATTGTTTCATATTCCACTGTTATGTCCTCCCAATTATTGGCGGTAAGGGTATCACAGCGTTGTACGGCTCTATCATATCCTCTATCTGTGTCTATTAAAAGAGGATTAAATGCAGTTGTAGCAACAGAAGTTTTTCCTGTTCCCGGAGTGCCATATAGCACGATAATCACTGGACGTTCAGGAGTTACGTCATTTTTTTTAATAATTGGCATATCATATATCATTTAAAGTGGTTAAAATAGTTCCCGGATACCGAACCAACGGACACCGGGATAATTCAAAACTTAAATAGCGGACTGGATACCGCACGGAGTCCTTTACTCCGGGATTAGGATTAAACAATAAATTATTTGCGTAATATAATATCTATTTCAGATTGTTTATATAGTCTTTTTCCACCGACTTCTGCGGGAATTAAATAACCTGTCTTAGCCCATCTCCACAAAGTTGACCGATCAACCTGTAACTGTTTACAAGCATCTTTGGGCTTTACGAAAGTCTCTTTTTTCTTAGCCAAAATAGATTCTTCAACTTCTTCTTTTGTTTTTTGAATGAGATAATCTGCGAATGCTTTTAAATCTTCAAAATTCACATTAGCCGATATCTTACTCCCCCCAAGACTCATGATCTCTTGAATACTCATATCTATCCCCCTATTCTTTTTGATGCACCTCTTTTGAACTTCTCTCTAAAAGCATGAACACAGTTAACAATAGCATTATAATACATGATATTGTTTCGTTTCTAGTCATTTCGATTTGCAATGCCAGATGAGTCACCATAGCAAGAGCAATGACAGCAATAGCATTTTGAATTTTATGAATAGTTTTCATAGAACATTATTTTTTAGTTAATACTAGACGATATAAAATGAATCACAGTCCTTTCTATTTCTAGTCGCTCGTACCGAAGTCCTTGCATTAGATCGTACCCTACAACGTCTCATGTCCATTTGATAATCCGGTGTTACAGCAATTACCAAAAACCACACAGAGAAGAATAACTCAATACCGTGCTTCCTAATCTCCTTCAAATCAAAGTTTCTTTTAGTCCTATCACATAACAGGAATAAAGTAAGCTCTACGTTATTGTTAATGCCTAACTTCTTATGAATATCCCTAATCTGTGCCTTTATGGTCCAAACTGACTTTTTGAGCAAATCGGCAATTTCATCTGGGGTTTGTCCTTTTGCGACTTCATTAGCTACTTGATACTCACATTGAGTTAAGGGTTCCATCACGAAATCCTTTTAATATTAAAAAACCTTGTTTTACCTATAAAGTATTTATCTCCGACGGTCTCTATTTCAATACCTTTCCGTCTTAGTCGATAACGAGCAGAACTCATAACACGATCATAATTACTATCTAAAACTCTAGCTGGTTCATTTATAGATAGCTTACTAATTGAATCTACCCAATCTCCTGTTATTGTCTTTATCCTTTTTGCCATAAGATTAATTATTTGATTATTATTAGTGGATAAGCCCGGATTCGAACCGGGATTTGCAAGATTTCGTTTGTACGTTTCAATTGCGGTTCTGACTTCCCCAATCGTCTTTCCTGCTTCGAGGCTAGCCAGCCGTATTTTCAAACTAAGCGTCTACCAATTCCGCCACTTACCCAATTAAAAAGGTGCGCTATTCTCACGAACGGCACACCCTACAACACAAACACAAAATAAAACACGACAAAACAAAAAGTTTAAATAGTTCCCCTGAACCAATTCGATCGGTAACTTCACGTTATTATCAGGAGATTTTCTTAACTTTGAATCGTCAAATTTAAAAACCAATAAATATGAATCTTTTAGAAGTAATAAAACTATACATAGATAACCAGCGAATGATATTTACTGTATTTATGATACAAACGCCTCTCGTCTTTGTTACTATGCACTTATATATGATGAATTTCGGCAGTTTCGATATTTATACGAAAGCAATGTTTGTACTAGCGGCATCAATAGCTGTAACCATGTTTCTATATTGCTTCAATATAGGAAAAGCATTTGCAGAGTTTGTTATTACAGATGATAAGAAGCTAAATCCTAACATATTGGAAATTGCATTCCCGTCAATAGTTACATTTTCATATCTATCACTATCTAAAAATCCTAACGATGAGATTCACCCAATTCAATGTTTATTATATACGTCGGCATTCTACCTCATTGTCACCATTGTTTTTTCTCTTTTTGATAGATTCAATAAAAAGACAAAACTTAATAAAAAAATGAAGGATAAATAAAACGAAAGGCGCTAATATAGAATCATTCATAATTATAAGTATTAGTTAGTTCCCGCACCTTGATCCGATCAAGACATCACGCAAACAGTGCAACTGTCCGTGCGGGATATATGTTGACTTACTCACGTTGCTTCCTTCCGCTCATATCATCGCTGGTTGGCTATTACGCTATACTTCGCATCGGCTATACTGCTTATCTGCGCAGGCTAATTTAACGTGCCCTGAACACGGATTCATTTTTGAGGGTTAATCCTCCCATCCCGAATTAGGTTCATCGGTTTACCGTTGTGCTCTGAAAGCGTTTCGCTCGCTTCTTTCGTAGATTCTAACCTAACAGAGCCTCGTAATCTTTTATTATTCGAAGAAGGTTACTGATAATATCTTCTTTCGTTTCTTTGCTTCCAGCCAGCATCTGAACTGTATATTCATCTCGTTCTTTCAGATCGTCCGTGTATTTCCGAAGGAAAGACAAATTTTTGCTTATCTCATCCCTACTCATAATTACCTCCAAGAACTATCATAGTTTACATACTTATCGGCGAAAAACGCTTTCAGCACATTTCCCTGTTTTGGTTCAATCGCTTTCGGCTTCAATGATTCTACATATTCATCCATCTTTAAGCGAGCGTCCACCCAAGAAGTACGCAAGGCAGATTTAAGAGAATAACCATACTGGCGTACATATACCCAAGCTCTCTGCATGATGGCTTTCATATTATATTTGCCGTCTTTTACTAGTTCATAATCTCTATTTCTCATTGCCTTACCTATTTTTAGTTATGTAAATAATTTGGTTTTATCGCACAATATTCGCACCTTTGCAGTGTTGATTGATTGATTGACATTGCAAAGATATCATCTTCTTGCGATATATCGCTATTTATCGCAAAGCTTTATCGCTATAATAACAATAATTAACATTATGAACAAAATCAATATCGCATCTTTAAGGAAGTCACTAAAACTTAGACAAAAAGATTTCGGAGAGAAAATAGGCATTAAGCAAGCCTATTTATCAGAAATAGAAAGCGGCAAAAAACCTCTAACCGAGGAACTTTACAACAACATTGTAAACGTTTTCGGAATAGAAAAAGTATCTGAGTATTTTGTATCCAACGAAGCTAGCGATAATATTGCTAAAATAAACATAAGAGAAGCAATACCACTTAACCAAAGCCATATTATAAACGTACCATTAGTGAGCCAATACGCACAAGCAGGATACCTATGCGGATATCAAGATGCCGCATACATGGAAACTCTCCCAACCATACCATTTATTATAGACCATGAAGCCAAAGGAAACTACGTAGCTTTCGAAGTAAGGGGAGATAGTATGAATGACGGAACCGAAGAAAGTTACTTAGAAGGTGACAGATTATTATGTAGAGAAATATATTCCCAATACTGGATAGAATCAAAGCTACATTATACTAAATGGGATTTCGTTATTGTACATGAAGAAGGAATACTCGTAAAGAGAATCATAGATCATAATATGGATAATCATACAATCACAATACATTCTTTAAATAGTATGTATCCTGACCGAGTGATTGATCTAGCAGAAGTAAAGCAGATTTTTAACGTTATAGAATTACAAAGACCTAGAAGAAGATAGGATAATGATAACATTATTAATAATATTAGCTTTATTTGTTTTTCCGATATGGCAAAGTTTCTATAACTATAATAGATACAAGAGGTTAAAGATTGAATTTGATGAATTATTAAACAAATATAATGCTGTATTTAAAGAGAATGAAGAAAATAAGAAGTACGTAGGTTTCTTAGATAAAGCTGTATCGGAAGCTAAATATTTCCGAGCAAAATATAATGAATGCAGTTCAGAACTCACTATGAGTCAAATTGAAAGCAAAAATTTATTGGAAGAGTTGCGAGAAGCTAATACACAACTTCGATACGAAAGAAATAAAGAACAGATCGAGAAAGACAAAGTAAAAGCTAAATTGCTAGAAAAGAAAAAGAAAAGAGAAATAGAAAAATTAGCTCTCCAAGAGCTTATAGATGAAGGCGAGATATTTCCAGAAGCAAACAAACGTCCTCCAATACCAAAAACTGTTGTAGATGCTGTTTGGAATAGAGACAGAGGAAAATGCGTTTATTGTGGATCGAATGAAAATTTGCACTTAGATCATATTATTCCTTTCTCTAAAGGTGGGGATACAAGCGTTGAGAATTTACAATTACTTTGCCAAAAATGTAATCTTGAAAAATCAAATAAAATCGGATAATTAAAAACTAGCTTATGAAAAAGATCATTTTATTAGTATGTGCAATCACTGCACTTTGTTCATGTGGGAAATCAAATGAAGACAAAGCAAGAGAGCTTATCGAAGCCAAACTAAAAACTACGATGAATGACTGGAATAGTTACGAGTTTGTAGAAATGTCTAAAGTTGATTCCGTATTCACCTTATTGTAAGCCCCCGATAAAGTACCCGTTGTCTTTGTATCTTTAAGTCTCGATCTTTGC